TCGGCCGCTCTCGGGGCCTGGCCCTCGAGGACATCGAGTGGGCCGGTCGGAGCAGCGGGCGATGCCGGTCGTGTGGCGGCCGGCTGAGCCGCAGCACCGCCCCACAACCGCTCGACAGCACGCTCCAGCGGGTCCCGTTCTGCCGGCTCTGGCTGGACGGGTTGGCCCATCGTCATCCCCGCCATCGGGTCCATCGGCGCCGGCATCATCTGTGGCTGCGCCGGTATCGGAGCCTGTCCGAACTGCTCGGCCATCACGCCCGGTAGCCGGGAGGACACACCTTCCGGCCGTACCGGCATGGTGGTCTGGGGGAGCGGGGCCTCTGTCTTGAGCCCGGCCAAACGGTCCATAGAGACCGGAGCCGCCTGGGCCTCGACCGTGGCCGACCTGTCGCCTGCGGCATCCTGCCTGACCGACGCCTCGCGTATGGCGTTGTTGATCGACTCCCGAATAGCCATGTTCAGCGCTCCAATGTCTTCGTGATGTCGTCATAGTCGAAGTCAGGCCTGATCGTCGCCCCCGACACCGGTGATTCGAGAGTGGCCGGAAGCGGGGTGCCCATTCCAGGGTTCACCGGTGGCCTGCGGTACTGACCTGCGGCGGCGGCTAGACCGATCCTCGGCAGAGTGGGGCCGATAGCTGCGAAGCCACCGGCTCCTGCGTCTTCCATGTGGCTCCCGAGGACGTTGGTGAACCTCGCCCAAGGATCGGTGTCGCTGTAGATGTATCTGCCATCACGGTCGTTGTACGAGTAGTCCTTGCCCACGTTACCCCATCCGTGTTGTTCGATCAGGTTCAGCCCCGTGGTGGCAGGCTCCTCGAGCATCTCACCGCTAGTACCGGATATGAACTGCCCCACAGGTCTGCCTTCGAGGAACTCAGCCAGTTTCGTCCCTTTGACGCCGGGGAACTTCTCGATACCACCGACCTTCGGGCCGAGGGCGTGCTCGACCATCGCCTCCACGACGGAAGACAGCGCGCCACCGATCAGCTGTCCACGCTCCATATCGCGCTTCTCGTACGTGCCGAGACCGAGCGTATCCAGCTGCTCGAGTCCTGGCGCCTCTGGCATGTAACTGTCTGAGTCCGCCCCGTACAGGTACGGCATAGCACGCGCCGCGCCGGCCGGTATCGAGTACCAGAGTGGCATATAGTACGGTGCGGACCCGAGCTGCAGGTCAGCCAAGAAGGGCAGCCACTCTTTCCAGGTCGATCGATCGGCCAGTTCCTGGATAGCATTCTTGTCCGGGTCGTAATCCCTCCAGTAGTCCTTTTCCCAGATGAGGTCCCCGGCGGTGTTCTCGAGCGGACCGCGTGGGTTCACCGGCCCCCAGAGATTCCTCGGGTCGTCTATCTGGGTGATAGGGGCGTTCTCTACCACCGGCGACACGGTACCGTCGGCGTTCCAGTACGCCGTACCGTCCGGGAACCTGCGACTGTCGACCTCCCGGTTTTGGAACACGGTCTCCGGGACGACCTTCCCCGTGCTCTTGAGCTTACGCGAGAGGACGAGGACCCCCTGACCGTCAGGTGTCTTCTGGAGGTCGTCGCGATATCTCGGGTCAGTCGGCGGGATGATGGCGAAGTCGACTGGCTCCGACTGCTCCCAGTCGTCAATGGACATGATCTGACCATCGCCTATCTTCAGGTAGTAGGTCAGGTCGCGGTCGGTCCGCACCTTCTCCCCGCCCGGCAGGGTGACCTCGTACTCGAGCGGAGGCTCGCTCTCATCGAAAGGATCGTTGGCGCCCCAACGCCTGGCGTTAGCGAGGCGGGTATGTGCGTCGTTCATGACCTGGCTTCCGGCCAGGAGCAGGGGGGCGGAGGTGTGTGCGAGCAGGTCCTCTGGCGGCCGATATCCACTCTCATCGTCCCCGACGTACGGTATCGGGACCGGGCCCTGCGGTGTGTACACCATCGTCGCTTGCGTCTCGCCCTCGGGCTTGGTCTGTCGTTTCGGCGGGGGCATAGACGCCCCGAGCCTGATCCTGTCCTCGCCGCGGAGGCCCTTACCAGCAGCGATCGGCTGGTCTACGGGCACGATCTCCTTCATGTAAGAATCGGTCACCCGCTTGCCGGAACCCTTTTTACCGGGTGCCACGGATCGGCGGCGCGGCCTGATGTCCGCTGGTTCGGCTGCCTCGCGCGGTTCGAACCATTTCCCGACCGCCTCGACCGCCTTGTCCCAGATAGGCTTGGCAGGTTTGGTCGTACTGGCTGCAGCAGGTTTGTCCTGTATGATCATGCCGGCATCACTCCCCGTCACTGCCGAGGCGGTTGACATGGATATGCGCATCTGCGCTGCCGAGGAGGACGGCGCCGGTGAACGTGTCAGCGGAAAGGCGCTCGAGTCTCCCCTCGATGAGCGATGACCTCCCCAGACCGCTGCCGTCGATCACCGTCGATGTCGTCATCATGTGGGTATCGGCGAGTATCGTCGTGCCGGAGAGCGATGCGGCAGGGAGCAGGCTGCGTGTCGCCGCATCGTTGGTGAAGGTCGTGTCGATCGCGACCGTGGAGCCGAACTTGCCCCAGACCGGGGCCGTGGTGGCCCTGAACCTGAAGATCACGGTCGCACCATCCGGGATGCTCGACACAGGGATGAAGTGGACATGCCACAAGAGATCGCTGCCCGACTCGTACCGATGCGTGAGCTGGAGACCCTCGATGTAGAGATACTCAGAGCCAGTGGCTGCGAAGCTCCATTTCTTGAGAACGGTATTCCAGGTCACCTCTGTCGGTGCGCTGGCAGCCGGGACCCGCATGCTCGCTGCCGACACCGTGGCATCGTCGAAGCCCGGGCGAGCGGTGCCGGTGTGGTTGAGAAGCCCGATGACGTCACGTTGATCGCTGATGCTCAGGGACATCTGGCGAGCGAGGACGTTGAAGTTCCCGTTGATCTTGTCTCGCAGACGGGAATCAGAGTCACTGAGTTCTATCCTGACGAGCGGGTTGACCGACACGGTCACCACCTTTCTTCTCGTCAGGCAGTATATCACCCGTGGGGATGATACGGTCTACTCAGTAATCGTCCCATCCTTCCGTTGACGGCTTCACGGGCTGCGGTTTCGATATGCGGGACACCCGCTCACAGATAGCATCGGCCTCGAAGACCTTATGTCCGGGCTTCCTGGGGTGCTGGCATAGCGCGAACACGCGCTTCTTCGTGTCCTTATGGGCCTGCGCCGACAGCAGCGACCCACAGTGCGCACAGTCCTCCCAGCATGTCGCGTACGAGTAGGCTGCCGGCACATACGGGCCAGCAGTCTTCACCGGTATGTCCACCCCGCCTCCGAACAGGTCCTGCTGGATCATATCGTCGCCGCCCAGTGCTGGCGTATCTTCGACTCGCCGCCGTCGGCGTAGACACGTACGAAGCGGTAGCAACTCCAGACAGGATCGAGGCGCTCTGATTCGGAGGCCCAGGAATCCCCGAACTGAAACAAGCCTAGGTACTGACCGTTGCGCGCGTCCGGGCGGTAGGTGCTCTCCTTGTACGCGACACGGCATCCTGTCTCGACTATCCACGCGGTCCGAGTCTCTGAGAGGCCGTAGTACTTCGCGGCGGCCGTGAGCGTCGATGCCACCTGCTCGCGGCTCCAGGAGCCCGTGTTCACCTGCTGGACCTTCGGCGCTGGTGCCGGCTTGGTCGCCTTCTGCGGCTGTATGACCGGCGCGGCGTCCTCGACCTTGCGCTTGAGCGCGGCGTTGGACTCCTCCAGGTCGAGTATCCGGGCCTTGAGCGAGTCGATGGTGGCAGTCGTGCTGGCGATCTCTGAGGACAGCGCCTCGACGGTCTCGGACGTCTCGGCGGCTCGCTCCATCCAGAACTCGGTGCTCTCCACCGCCTGCGCCGCGGTGATCTCTGCGACGGTCACGTCCTGGTCGAGCGCTGCGAGAGCGGCATCGGCGACGGCCACGTCCTGGCCGAGCGCGGCGAGGGCGGCATCGGCATAGGTCAGTCCGCCGAGTCGGCCGAGCAGGTAGGCGACCAGTATGGCGAAGATGTACCCGGCGATGGGCCACAGCGGGGACCGCTTCTTGCGCGGCACCGGGACGCGGGGTCGCTCGGGACGCGGTGGTTCGTCCGGGCTGAGGACCGGGAACTCCAGGTCTGGCATGTATGGATCGTCCATTTTCTCACCTTTCACCAGGGGATATAACGGGGCGGACGATCGGCCGGTGGCCGATACCGCCCTATACGTTCATGACGTGCTTGAGCGAAGCCTTGTCGCCGGTGACATGGATGACTATGACATCCAGCCTCGCTCTGTCGACCTTCGCCAACCTGTCGAGCAACGGGGGGACCCTGATCCGGTCGAGCGGGCCTGCATCGAGCCACACGTACACGTGTCGGCTGCCATCGTCGGCCTTGAGCACGTGACCGGTGACCCGGACTATCTTCGTGAAGTCGTTGCGGTCGAGGTAGGAGATCGCTGCAGCGACACCTCGCTCGTCGAGTGAGGACACGGCGAAGTCGTTGTCGATGTCGGCCAGCCTGCATATGTCAGTAGTCAAGATCTTCTCCTGACGCGACCGGTGCAGAAGGAGCGGCGAAGGTGGTCCAGTCGCTGATCTGTGGCTTCATCAGCCTGAGATACCCGACGATGTCTCCGGCAGTGATGTGACCACGCTCGCCGATCACATCGAGCTCATCAGAACTCATATGGTCAGCGAGCCTGAAATCGTCCGCGAACGTACGGATGACATAACGGCGGGCATGGGCCTCGATATCCAGGATCTGTGGCTGGTGGTTCGTCTCGAGGAAGAAGTTCGCGCTGCACGGGATGGAGAGCCAGGCGCCCGAGGGTGTCTTCACCTCGAGGTTGCCGGTGATCATGCGCTTGAGCCACTCGAGGAACGCCTCGGAAGGGTCACCGACATCGTTGAAGGTCACGACGCGCTTACCGATGAAGTTGTACGAGATGACCGCTGCGTCGTGGCCCTTGAAGTTCGGCTGCGGGGCGTCGGTGAGGGCGCGATCGCCATAGAGCCTCTGCACCATGCGCATGAACAGACTCTTGCCGTTGCCGCCCTTACCGACGAGGACGTGGCTCTTCTCGCGGATCCTCTGATTGAACGGGTACATGAGGGCCTTCTCGAAGAAGTAAGGCTCTCCGACCGCGGCGTTGATGAGCTCGAAGTACTTGGCGAGCGTCTCGACGTGGGCCATGTCCACACTGTGCTTGCCGAACTCGGATATCGTCGGCTGACCGACGGCCCCACCGGAGTCACCGAGCGACAACAGGTCGATATACGACTCCGAGCCGCTCTCATGGATGAGCGTGATACCGTTCCGCCAGACCTTGTTGCCCGTGATCGGGAAGTACCCCTGGAAGTTGTTCTCGAGCACGTCGGCGGCCTTGCGGGCCTCGCGGGTGTCTGTGTGCATGTAGTAGGCCAGGAGGCCGACCGCATCTCCGAGCGGGATCAGGTTGTCCTTCTCGCGGACGTAGATGACATCGCCCTCGGGGAGCAAGAGACCGACCTTGATGAGCTTGGCCAGCTTGACGAAGAGGCCGTTCTCGTCCCAGTAGGGGTCCATGGGAGACGATTCGTACCCGGAGAACACCTTCCTCATGACCGTATGGAAGGGGTTCGTGCAGACCGATTCCTCGAACGACGGCTCATAGAGCCAGTCATGGAGGGACCTTGGTGCGGGGTGGGTGCTCATCTTGATACTCCTGTCCTGTTGTGGGGGCTCCTGGCCGGCGAGGGTGGAGATTTCTGGGATGGGCCGAGGGGATCAAGCCCCGACCCATCCAGACTCCCCCACAGGTAGGAGGCGCAGGCTGGCTGCGCAAGGCTATTATCCCACCCACGGCGAGGCCTAGTCAACACCATCGACCACCTTTTCAGCCGATGGCAGGGCGCCCGGGATCCAGCCGGCCTCGACCACAGGGACCACATCGGCCCTAGGGGCCGGGATGGCTGTCTTGCGGCCGCCAGAGCGTTCCAGGACGAGCCTCAAGGCCGAGTCCCTCGCCTGCTTGCGCTCGGTGGAGGGGTTGATCTTCTTCGACCACTTGTTGCCGTACTTGTCGCTCTTGATCTCGTGGTAGATGTCGGCAGTCGCCAGGTCGTAGAGGCTCTTACAGAGCGCCATCATAACGGTGTCGTCAGGAAGCACCTTGAGCTGCTCGCCGCTCGTCATCGAGAGGACACGGTTCATGCAGTCACCGAACAGCGTCTGGTACTCGTCTACCTCGGTGTCCTTCGGGAGCCCTCCGTCGATCCTGTTGATGATCGTCTGGATGACACGGATGTCCTGATTGAACACCGCGTCGGTGTACATCTGGCTCGTGAGATGGGAGAGAGCGTCGGCCAGCCCGCCGGTGACACCGGTTATCCGCGGGGTACCGTACTCACTCCGGTACACCACCTGACTCATCGGCAAGTGGGCCATGCGGCGTAGTTCCTCGTCGAGACCTGACCGCTCTCTTGTCGTCCTTAACGCGGTACTCTCGGAAGTTGCTCTCTCCTGCATCAGCCGATTCCTCCAACCTGAGCCTCAACGACATCGGCCTCTTCGCGTTACAGGCGTACCTGCTGAAATGGTAGACACGCGTGAACCTCACTCCGGCGATCTTCGAGGTGCCGGTGTACCTGGTGCAGTAGTACTTCAGCAACCGGTGGAGCATGACGCACACCCTCGAGTCCGACGGTGTCGCCGACCTGCCGAAGATCTGGAGGAACATCAGCGGCACAGCGGTCTTCATCGAGCCGCTCTGCTGCCTCTTCCAACGGGTCTTCTTGAGGATCCGCCTGACGGCCTGGTCGAGCTCGTACAGCTCATCGTTGCAGTAGTTGAGCCAGACATCCATGTCCGTCAGCTGATGCGGCAGGTCGAGCGCGTCATCGAACCTGAGCTTCTGAACGATCGATTCATCAGGGTCGGAGTTGACCTTGGTTATCTCGTTGAAGGCATCGAGGTCGAGTCCCATAGCGTCCCTCCTGGTGGGGTACCGTGCGGTAAGTGTCGGCCGAGAAGCACAAGAAAGTCAAGGGTTGACGGACGTGGCCGACAGGTGGAGAATCACAGATGCGAAGGCCTTGGGAACCCTCACCCCGCCACAGGCACCACAACAAGGGGACATGCGGACCAAGAAGCCAGCCGTCACGGTGACTAGCCACAAGAGGGCACCCGGTGTATCAGCCGTCAGAGGGCTCGGATCCTCGCTGTAGACATTCAGCAACCGGTCGGGGCAAAGTGCATTTCGCACTTGAGCGTGCATGGGGACTTATGACCAAGTAGAACAGTCTCCCAGGACGCTCCCCCGGAGCGAAATCCTCGTGAAGCCCGGAGCGAAGCGTAGGGCTGAAACGAGTTGAGCGACGGGGCGTGGAAAGAGAAAAAGAAAACAAAGCCACACAAGGAACCAGCTCACGATCCTCACTAAGAAGCATTGTTATCAAGCGGTTCAGTGGCTTTGCACACATGCACGCGCCTGTCGAACATTGTGATCCTGCCACAAGTAGCAGAGCTCCACTGAGCGATTGCGGCACAGGCGTACTCTGATGCTCTGAGCTGCGAGAAGGTTTGGAAAACAGGGGAATGTTTGCAGGGGGAACTTCCAACTATCCATAACTACATACTATACATATATACATACCCCCCCTATATATAAGCATGCTTGATGCGCATTATGCAATGAAACCTATGTTTCTATGCGAGGATTACGTGCTTGTGTGTGGCGAGGGAAGATGATGTGCAGGCTCGGAACGTCTCAGCCCTCGCTGAGACCGCCTTGTGCGCTGTTCCGGCTCTCGCATCATGTTGACAAGATTCAGTCCTCGCTCAGCGCGTGCACGTTCCTTCGCTGCATATCATCGCTGCTCCCTCACTCTCCCTCAGTCCCCTCTCTCCCTCGTCCCCAAGAGCGCTCGGTTCCTCGGTGGTCGTGGATTCGCCATGACCCGGAACGAGAGGTGGCTGTTATGTCCAAGAACGCTGTTACTCCTGAAATGGTTCGTGAGCTGGCCGCTCGAGCCGGTCGTGTCAGCTCGACCCGGAAGGGCCAGAAGGTCTCTGGCTACTCCGCGGGCATCAACCCCAAGGACTGGGTTCAGTCTGTGAACCCGAAGACCGGGGAACTCAGCGTCCGTGAGGATGGCTCCCCGGTGATGGTGAACAAGCTCTATGTCATCGACCCGGCGACCGGAGTCGAGGACTTCATCCGGGTGACCGACCGCACGGCTCCGACCGTCGAGAATGGTGAGTTCATCACCATCGAGTGGGCGGCGGATGGAACACTCCACTACACGATAGGTGAAGTGGAATCGGTCTGACGATCTCGCAGGGTGGTAGGTCTTCGGACTTGCCACCCTGCAAACATCTATCGGCTCTTGGTCACTCATGTCCCCAAGTGACAAGACCGGGGGGCGCTGAGTGGATGGAAGGAGTAGGTATGGATACGAACAGATGTCTGTTGTTGTGTGTGCTCTTCTTCAACCTGTCGGTGAGCGCGATACTCGTGGTCGCTGCATTCGTGATGAGACCACAGTGGAGCATGATGTGGATCTCGCTGGCCAACACTGCGGTGTACCTCTTGTTACTCAGGAAGGAGCACAATGAGGAGCTTGACTGATCGACAGCTGATAGAGATCTTGCTCGGGCCGAGAGTCTCGACCGAGGAAGTGGATGACCTGACGAACAAGATCACTCTCGCCGAAGCCGCACTCGTCTACGGATCCTCACCGACAAGAGTAGCCGGCAGGGCCAGGAAGATCGCTGCAGCAGTCGAACTGGGCCGGCGGGTCGCACTGCGAGAAGTGATGCAGACGAACGAGATCATCAACAACGCGGATAAAGTAGCTCCGTTGGCTCGGCTGATCGTAGGGAATGACGAGCGTGAGCACTTCATGGTGTTCTCGCTCGACACGCAGAACAGGTTGAAGCATGTCGAGGTCGTAGCCATCGGATCACTCAACTCCTGCATCGTGCATCCTCGTGAAGTCTACTATGCGCCGATGTCGTATCGAGCCGCCTCGGTCATACTGGCGCACAACCATCCATCAGGTGACACGGAACCGTCAGGCCAAGACATCCAACTGACCAGGCGCCTCATCAAAGCAGGCGACATTCTAGGGATCGAGTTGCTCGATCACGTGATCATCGGCAAGGACGAGACGTACACGTCGATAAGGGATCTCGGACTCATGTAAGGAGGACCAGTCATGGAGGAGAGTAGGTACAAGCTCTACCTGGTGGCGATGGAGAATGTCAGGATCGCCATGAGATCAGGAGCCGAACCATCGCCCACAGAAGCGTGCATATCCCGCTTCGTCGAAGACCTCAGACTCGAGATCATGAGGCTACAACTCGAGCTCGATGGCCGAGCTGATGGAAGCCACCTATGAATAACACCTACCTAGTAGTCACAGGTGCGGATGGTAAGCCTGTCCACGGCGGCGCGCGTAACGTGAAAGACGTACCCGGCAGGTGGACGACGAGGCGCAAGAAGCCGAAGATGTGCGAACACGGCTGGCACGCCTGCACGCCAGAGTACCTTGCTCGGTGGTGCTACGCAGACCAGGACGAGTACCTGGCTCTCGCGGTGTGGGAGTGTGAGGTCGAGAACCCGAGCAAGCCTGGCCTTGAGGGCAAGGTGGTCGGTAAGCGTCGCAAGAAAACCCGCTGTCTCGGCACACTCGACGACGTGGACCTGCGGTGGATAGCAGCCGACATCGCGTGCCAGACCCTTCACCTGACCGGCGCACCAGAAGTCTCCGAGTGCATCCTGACGATCTATCGTTGGTGTGCCGGGGAAGCGAACGATGAGGAGCTGGATGCGGCTTCGCTTGCAGCTTCGCTTGTAGCTTTGAATGCGGCTTCGCTTGCGGCTTCACGTGCGGTGTATGCAGTTTCACTCACGGCTGGGTGTGCAGCTACGTATGCGGCGTATGCAGCTGCAGGAAACGCGGATATGAATGAGGTTTTGGATGTGTATGGGGCTTCGTTTGTGACTTCGTACGAAGCTTCATCCCGCATCATCCTCGACTATCTGGAGGCCACCTATGAGTGAGGAGCAGCACATCAGGGAGGTCGCGCTCCGTAAGGCCGTGATGGACGCGGAGCGATTCATCTTCAAAGCCAGACGCCTCATCGCAGAACCCGATGCTTACAAGTGGGTTCGCGGCACACGACTTACAGCAGAGGTGAAGCGTGCCTCGATGGAACTCACACGCTCACTGTCCGACTACCGACAAGGAGGCCACCGATGAGTGACTACGACGCACTGGTAGACGGTGAACGGCTGAAGGCCATAGCCGACCGTGATGCCAAGTGGATGCCGCTCCGCGCCAAGTACGACGCGCTGGTAGGGGCAGCTGACGCTTTGGCTGATGCAGTTAGAAGTGTCGAGCGTGGCTCTGCCCAAGAATGGTCTGGTGACTACTACTCAGTCACCTGTCGCTTGTGTGGTTGTGAGTGGACGCGGAGAAAAGACGAGGATCACGAACGGTGGTGCCCCGTCCCCGAGTTGAGAGCAACCCTTGCAACCTACCGCACCATTCGGAAAGAAGGCCACCGATGAGTGACAACTACAAAGTGCATCGAGGCGAACTACCGCCCAACGACAGAACATTCATCAGGTCACGTAGACACAACCAGAACATCTGGTGGGCACACCGTCGCTGGTACCCACTAGCGATAGCACTCACCTGGCTGATGAATAGCTTCGGAGAGGTTGACATCGAGGAGGCCACCGATGAGTGACGCGCGGCGCGATGTCGCATACAAAGGAGTCAGTTATCTCATGCGGATCGAAGCACTCGAACGCTTCGCTGCCCGCATCGAGCGGCTAGAACGCATGACCCGTGAGGGCTATCAGTCGCCCTACCCGCCCGAAAAGGTTGACGCACTGATAGCGGCGGCTGAGGATGCCGTGGACGGGCTGAGGTACGACCCGGACTTCGATGCCTACATCGACAACGGCGACTTCTTGACCGCGCTAGAGGACGTCCTCGCAGACTTGGAGCGCTGCCTGTTTGGGGGACAACGATGAATAATGAAACCATCGTCGCCGAAGGAGGTGATAGCAAATGGCAGACAAGAACCGCGGTACCGGTGCGTGGCTCATCATCACGGACCACACGATCGTGATCGAATCCTCAGAACTGAAGGCACTGAGGACAGCACTGGAGATGGGAGGCAAACACCTGTTCGCCAAGTATGGTGAGAAGGTCGCAGCCCGCCAGTCTCAGACGACCGACCCAACAGACAGCTTCTAAGACTCCCCCACAGGAGGAAGGAGAATCACATGGGCTCGCCGCAGGCAGTACGAGTCTGTCGTGCTCCGTATTCGAAGAGATATCAGGTGGCACGGGCACTACTAAGTGCGGCGAGTGCCACCGGTACGAGTGAGATCAAGCGGACCATCAGGTTCCTGGGACAGGCCATCGATGAGTTGTTACTCCTCAGGTCTGAACTCGAGGAGGCGTCTCGATGACAGAAGGACAACTGTTCTCACGCAGTACCATCGATCGGATACTGTCGGTCATCCCGGCAGAAGCACGCTGCTGTTACACGGGCCAAAGTATCCTGGCCTACTGTCCGGACCCTACGTTCGACTGGGCAGAGGTCAACTCATGGCCCGATCAGACAGACGTGGACATCTTCGCCTACAACAAAGTGGCATTGGCGTCATTGGTCCAGTTGTTCTTGGACAACGGCTACGAACCGGTGAGTTCTATCGATGCCTGGAAGGCTGAACGCATCCGATTCTGGGAGGCGCCCCGGAAGTTCAACCTGCAGACAGTGGCCCTCATCAAGGAGAACACTCCTGCGGTGAACCTCACCTGGTACGTCGGTTGTGAAGACGTGGTCTCTGTCGTGAAGCGGTTCGATATGGATTACCTGTGCGTAGGTATGGACATACGGACAAGGCAGTTCATCGATCTCAGAGGGCCGGATCACCGTGTCGCAGGGGTGAATACCCTGAACGCCAAGTTCGATGTCGATGATGTCGATGTCAGTTTCTGGCTCCGGCAGTTCGACCGCGTACCGAAAGGTTGGCTCCGTGGTATCGATACCCGCCCGGTAGCACAGACATACCTCGGATGGATAGAGTCCGTACTCACACGAGGCGACAGGACAGCCGGAAGCAAGACCAGCTACTACGCAGACAGACAGATGGAGACAGCCATAGCCCAAGTGGTCGAGGCCGGTTTCACCCACGATCAGGCGGTAGGTCTCTACAAACTGTTCCGGCAGGAAGACAACGGCTGGGGATCCATGAGATTCCGGCTGGAGTCCTCACGTAAAACGATCATCGACTGGCTCAAGTCAGTCGAAGACTAGGAGTGAACATGTACAAGATCATGAAGAAGCAGGACCTGAAGTACGTTGGTGGGCACCTCGTCGATGACAGCGGCGTGGTCATGGAATTCAGCCAATTGGCACGCGAGATCTCCAAGTTGGTCCGGATGATCGAACTGTACCAGTTCCTCAAGGAGAACGAGACCGAGATCAGGGAGAAGGCTTCCACCACACCGGTGGTGTACACCTTCCCTGAAGAGAAGCCGGCACGCATCAGCATCGACGACGTGGCATCGACACCGTTGATCGATGCGGAAACCGAACACCGGGCAAAGATCGCTGAAGAGTGGCTGGACATACAGCGGATCCAGGACATCCAGTCACGTCTGGATGAACTGACATCGCTCGCCAACTGGCTTGACGATGACCTCGTCGTAGCAACGCCGGCCAGGACACTCAGCGAGAAGTTCGCGACCGACCCGCATGGGATCACCAGAGAATGGGTGATCTCAGTGATACGGACCTCGTTCGACCCGGAGATCCTGGAGTTGCTCTGCAAGGTACGCGTACAGAGCTGATCTCGATTTCCCCCGGCCATGATGGTGAGCCACCCACCAGGAGTGGCCGGGGGGCACTCTCCCACAGGAGAAGAAAGGAGCACGGATGGAACTGCTCGAACTGCCTCAAGCATTACAGAAGCGCAACTTCATGGGATGGCCTCAACTCTATGTCGTAGGCCGACAGGACGAGGCGCCACCGGTAGGCATTCCCTACATCAGGGCAGAGAAACAGGATTCAGCGCTGGTGTTCAGAGTGCTGATCCCACTCCTGAAGAAACAGCATCCCTATTTCGATTGGGAGGCTATCTATCAGGAGCTCACAGGAACCAAGTACTGCCAGCAGAGGATCTATGTGGACACGATCGAGAAGAACTGCTCGGGACACGTCTACGATCAACCGTCTCTCAGGCGCGAGCAAGTCACTTTGCTCGAGCTCTCATCGGACAAGATGTCATACGTGGACATCGATGTACTCATGCAGCTGGCGATGATCCCGACGTTCTTCACCGATATCCGTGAAGCGATCAAGGTCAACGTGACCAATAGCTGGGTCTGGCAGGACGGTTACGACAAGAAGAGAGGACTGTGTACAGGGACTCTCGTCGAACAGGAACCGTCAAGAAGCCTGGTCATCCTGGACATCTCAAGGTCCATACCGGATGGTGTGAGCGCCGGCATGCTGACTCTCATCAAGACCATCACGGACATCACGCACGCAGATCTCATCCTGACCGGTGGCAAGAGCTTCTTCTACACCAATGAAGAGGCCCGGATGATGGACATCCACGAAGAGCGAGCAAGGATACCGCGGTCGAACGAAGGTGCGATGTTCCGTGAGATACTCTACTCTCACGATATGGATTACCGGACGGTGATCTCATTCGGAGACAGCGATGCGCCTGGTGCTATCCCGCTGACGGGACAACGTATCTCGACCAAACAATGGTATTCGTTCTTCGTCAGCAAGAACGACACCTATGGCAACTCGTACCATGCAGGGGTGGGGTACGGAAGATGGGTCGCTGAGAACAATCCCCGAGTCGAGATCAGACACTACACGGATTGGGCGAAATTCTTCAAGGGAGGCCGTCGATGACCAACAGGTCCAAAGCGAAGGGAACGGCCGGAGAGACCAGGGTAGTCAACTACCTCAAGACATACGGCTACGAGGCCATCAGAGTCGCTCTGAGCGGAGCTAACGATCAGGGCGATGTCAGCATCATAAGCCAGGACGGATCGCTCAAGATCGTCCTCGAGGTGAAGAGCGGGAAACAGACCGCTAACATCTCACGGAAGCAGCGCGAAGACTGGCTCGCCGAGACAAGGAAGGAGCGGAACAACGCCAGAGCAGCGCTAGCCTATCTGGTCATAGCGAAGCATGGCGCCTCCGTGAAGGACTACCATGTCTGGTCTGAATCGGGCGAAAGGTTCTGGTATCTCGACCAATGGGCACGAGACCCGGTGATCAAGCCGGCTCGGAGAGGAGGCCTGGTTGAACAAGATCAAGCATCTGCTCGACGTGGTGGATAAAGTACGTGACCACGTGGCCCTCGGGTTGATGTCAGACCCGGGACTGTCCAAGACCGCACAGGTCAAACAGTGGGCAGAAGACAACGGACGAGAATACTGCGAGCTGATCATCTCACAACGTATGCCGTCCGAGATCTCAGGTATGCCTATGCCCATCCAGGAGGATAGGACCATGGGCATATTCGACTTCGATACACTCCTGCACCTGAAGGACGGAGACGTACTCGCATTCGATGAGTTCACCAATGGGAACATCCAGACACTCAATGCTTGTCTGACCCTCATACAGGAGAGGACGATGCTGTCTGGCAGGAAGTTGCCATCATTGGTGATCGTGGCGATGGGCAACCCGCAGGGGAGATGCGATCTGTTACCCCAGACGAAGCAACGCTTCTGGTGGGTCGACGTGCTTTGGCACGAGAAGACCTGGACCGCTTACATCCAGAACACCTGGGGTTTCACTCCAGACATGGAGGTCCTCTCACTCATAGCCAGTCAGTATTCCAGCGGATTCAGTGACATCCACAAGTTCAACTACTTCACACCTCGTACCGTAGAGAACATGTTCAGGATGGCTCTCGTAACGACACCGGACGATCCTATCTGGAAGGCATCGAACGTTAACCCGCAGATAGTGCGAGCGGTGTATCGCAGCCTGACGAACAAAGACCAGACACGTCTGGTCATGGATGAGATGATCGCTTATCTCAGAGACAACCATGGAGAGGAAGACATAACCGATGCCCTGAACGAGATCATGGGATGTCATGGACTCCGTGACCTGAAGCGACTCGTCCTGAAATGGGAGAGCGAAGGTGAATACGGCTGGCTGATCGAACACCTCATGGAGACGATGGAACCGGGTGGAGCAGATGAGTGAGGACCGACTCGACTGGAAGGAACTGTTCGCATTCGGGGAATCACCGTACTTCGCCATGTTCAGATGCGGCTGCATGGGTGTGCCGATAGAACAATGTATCGCTCGCTGCGTGAGTCTGAACATCCCACTCAGGGAGAAGGACATCAAAGCCTGGAAGGATGGGAACTGGAACTTCGAGGTCAAGCGTCCGAGTTCGATACTCAATCCACTCATCAAGCCCGGGTACGAACATTCGATACCGGTCATGGAATCGAACCTAGAGGATTTCGAGACATGGCCGACAGGATGGAACGGGACATCGAGACGATGGTTCCCTTGCGATGAACGGAACATGCCCATGCAGAAGTGGGGGTACTCTCCGGAGTACTCACCGAACCTGTACGATCACGACACTGCCAAAGCACTCAGCCCGATAGGCTGGGTAGGGCAGAACCTGTATGCCCAGCCGTTCATAGTCGTCGATATAGACGGCGTAGGGCACGGCGTAAGAGACCCCCAGGTGATCGAGTTCGGAGACAGGTACCGTCATACGACGGAGACATGGGAGAACCCGGCCAAATCAGGATCGTTCCATCTTTACTTCTCAACAGACCGTCGCATCCCGATCAGTCATTTCCCGTTCGCGAAGCTCGATCTGATGGGGAACCAACGGAACGCAGCAGTCTATCTCAAAGACAAGGTGTCGAACGGGATAGACAGAAGACCATTGGATCAAGAGTTCTGGGAGGATCTGAAGAAGTATCTGAAGCACAGACTCTTGGCCAGGACATCGGCGCAGAAGGAGGAGGTATGACCCTTTACGAATACCTGATGGCGTGTAGCCTGGATGAGTTCAGCAAGAAGGACTGGGCTGCACTCGGACGAGGAGAGATCTCGGACGACAGGATGATCAAGGACATGCTGGCTGCAGGATATGAAGCGATCAACAATGAGCAGTAGGATGTTCATCGATCCATCACAAGGCCCACCGGAACTGCTCATCGAGGCGATCACCACAGATAAGGAGGCATTCCTGCCGGGACGCAGGAACAACGATATCGTCAACTGGTACATCGCGTGGAGACTGCACCATCTGAAGTATGGTACGACAGTCACTACAGATGGACTCATCGATAAGATGGATGCGTGGTTAGGTAGTATGGATCCCGACGATCCGAGAAAGATCTCCCTAGTGGAGGGCTGGGACGAAGACTACTGGAAGAAACTGCGACTGTTGCATCAGCATTACGGATCCTACAACAGCCAGCTGCTCTACGGTATCTGGCTCATGATGGACTACGAACTCTGACAGGAAAGGAAGAAGAATGGTACTCAATCCGACTCAAGGCGGAGACAGTCACAACTGGAACTACAGCCGGCCCGGTGAACCCGGTTATTCACTCTCACTCACCGGTACGGTCGTGGCTATCCAAGAAGTACAGGCGATGAACTTCGGATCGGACGGCCGTCCGAGCACACCGGCGTTCTGGGAGAACTCAGGTCAGCCCAAGATGAATATCAGATTGGTACTGGCCGGCCCATCAGGAGGGTTCCGGACCTGGACGATCCAGCCGGCCAGCAAGGCGGCCAAGGAAGGGAGAAAAGCATCGGTCCATCTCGATCTATTCAGACTCGCAGGCGGTGTGTCGATGCTGGACCTGGTCGGCAAGACGATCCACGTCGTGACCCAGGCGCCGCCAGCGGGATTCGGCTGGGGCCTGGGTAACCCTCGGCCATGGAGTGTGGAAGAGGTCACCGATAAGGGACCGTTCCAGACATCCGAACCGCTTCCCGAGATCTATCTCTTGCCCCAGGTGTACGCGAACACCGCTGTCTCAGGTGGTCAGATGATGCCTCAAGGAAACCAGATGACACCTCAGGGATCAGCGGACCTGATGGCAGGAGACTCAGTACCACCTCGAGGTCATGCACCAGGTGCTGACGAAGACCCCGGTGAGATACCGTTCTGATCAGCATAGGGGGCTCTGATGGGCGGATACTCATCAGGGCCCCTCAACGATTACCGGAAGGAGAACGGTGTGGACTGGTTCCATAAGGTAGACAAGCTTTGGCTGGAAGAGCGGAGAGGGTTCCTGACCGCCTCGGATATCTACAAGATCATCCCGTATACGCCCTCTGGACGACCGCGGGCGAATCTCAATGAAGCGATGCTGAAGATCTGGGGCAGCAAGCAGTGCGTGATCGACGAGAACGACACCGAAAGCCGCGGAGTGATGGCTCGGGGTCATCTGCTCGAACCATGGGCGATAGATGAGTTCAACCGGTCTCAGACATTCCCGACCAAGATCCACCACTGGGATGATTGCCTCATCTTCAGTAGAGACGACGTCGCTTTCTCACCGGATGGGATGGATGTGCCCCGTGAGGATGGACTCGTCGCGATCGGATGGTCTCATAGTTCTATCTCAGACCTGAAGCGTATCGTCGAAGTCAAGTCCTACGGGGGAGAAGCACACTACATGCTGGGCATGTCGACGAAACTCGTCCTCGAAGAGAGGTGGCAACTGGCGACAGCCATGTATGTCGCGCCACAGATCGAGAGTGCTGCATTGGCGTTCTTCAACCCACGAGCAGACCATCCGCTGTTCATCCACACGTACGAACGGAGTGAGCTCGAGATGGAGATAGAGCTCGTAAAGAAGGCCGTGGAAGACTACAAGCAATTCATCAAGCCGCTCAGTCTATTGGCAGAAGCCAAGTGTCCGGAAGCATTCGCCAGCGGCTGTATCCGGGAAGACCAGATCATCGAGATCCTGGAGAAAGCCGCTGATGACAGTCGGCTCAATCCGTAGAGAGGAGACAGGATGGGACCTCTCATACGGAGGCAGGTCATCGCGACAAAAGAGATAACCGTGAATATCCACGGAGTCGAATACGATGCACTGCTTATTCCTAAGCATGATCTGCTCGAGATAGACTATGCGAACTTCCCGGAAGACGACCCTCTCAGACGCGAAGAGAACATCAAGAAGATCTGTTCGGTGGACCTGAGAGAAGGGTTCGAACTCGAGTTGGTGGACAACCAGGAGAAACCCAGATGGAGACTGTTGCCGCAAGCAGTGCGCAGACTCCTTGAGTCTCTCTGAGTCTTCCTGTGGTGGGGCTGCGGGTGCTCGGTATCTCCGGGCGCCCGCTTCCCCCCCCACTGTTCCAACCCCCAGACCAAGGAGGCCAGGACATGGCTGAAGAGATGAAAGGCATGAGCCTCGAGGAACGTGCCTATCGCGCGACTCGGGCGTATATCGAACGGCTCGGGATGGAACCGATAGCTGTCGGATTCATGACGGCTTACGGAGATATCATGATCGTCGCGCTGGACGAAGGCACGTTCGTGAACATCAAGTATCGGGTCTCAGAGGACAAGCTCGAACCTGAGCCGATAGGAGAGGACGAGTACTGGAAGATTATCGACTATGTACACGACGCACGCCTCACCGGATTCGTCAGGTGTGACACTGTGGACATCTTCGTCATGGCTGAAGACAAGGCGCTTCTTCGCCACTACAGGGGCGAGACACGGTCCTTGTCCGATGATGTGGTGATGAACTGATGGCCGGCCCGGTGAAAAAGCACCGATGTGGAGAGTGCGTATCCTGGCCGGACAACCATCAGGGTTCGTTCTTCTGCGGGCAGAAGAGAGACTGGGTGTTCAAGACGACCAGTATCTGCCTGTATGGGAAGAAGAAACGCGACGACCGCTCCTGACCTGCTTTAGCAGGTGGGGGGAAGTCGTGTGAAAGAGGGAGAGTCCTCGACGAGTCTTCGAGACTAGGGGACTCTCCCTCGATTTGACATGCTTACTACTTGCTTGTACTGTTTTTTCTACTTGGATAGGTTTTCACCAGAGCAGGAAGGAGTTGAAATGGCAGCGATTTCGAAAGCAGATCTGGAGATCCTGGAGAGGAAGCACGGGCTAGAAGAGGACGGTCTGACCTACCAACAGCGTCTGTCACGGATCACCAAGATCCAGCGGGGGGAAAGCTGGGAGCCGACAGAGAAGAAGAGCGATCAAAGGAGAACGATCGAACAGGCAACTCAGGTGAGAAAACCGAAACGGCTCTCACCGACAGAGGCGTTCCAGCAGCATCCCCTTTACGGGAAGCGGCTCCTCATCACACCGATGATGGTCCCGGACAAGAATCGCTCACTCTACTTCGATGAGCCTCTCGGGCATGAGATCGAAGTAGAAGAGGTCTCCGCGGGCAAGCTGCTCTACGACCGTGGGGAAGAAGTGGACAGGATGGTCGGAGACTACAGGATAATCTCCGAGAACAAGAACAAGATCATCACTGCGAAGACCACTCTCCCGAAGTCAGGACAGGAGATAAGCTGGAAGATCGGTCACGAGATCGTCCCGGTCGTCAAGGGTAACGACGGTCAGCGAGGGTACATCTGGTCGTTCCCGACACACACACGTCAGTTCGGTGACACGATGATCCAGCTCTACGGCCTCAAGACGCTCATCACCCAGATCTATCCGGAGTTGCTTCAGCGGTTCTCCGGCAAGCCGGTCATGATGTACGTCGATGCACTCGTACTCGCGGCATCGATACCGTTGACCGATGCGATCCTGAAGGAGCATCGCCGGAAGGAGCTCCAGAATGCCCGCCTCGGACTGGACTGAGTCACGCATCTTGGCTGACTGGGCCGAGAAAGAGTGTCAGCATGTGGACCTCATCGCATCATGGGAGACTCTGCTGGCTGTCTACGATGTGCTCGGGTTCGATGGCCCTGACAACGATGAGATCAAACTCGCCGAGTTCAAGCAGGTCGTAGGAGAACTCAACAAGTTCCTGACACGCATGAAGAACGGCATCAACAAGTCAGCGACCATCAGCGACGCCGTCGAGTTCCTGATGTCTTACTCGAGCACGACCGACATGACCGGCATCAGGACGCGGTCCTCGGTGGCTTACAACAAGCTCAAGCAACGTTGGATCGTCCAGTCGATATCCGTGTTGCAGAGCGCCCTGATGGACAGTGAGTCATATGACTCTGAAGAAGGAGAGAGAGATGACTGATGGACAGGAAGATCTGGTCGTTCCTGAAGACGAACGTCAGCTGCCTGCTGCCGAATCGGCTGTACCTGCGCCTGTCATCGACGATTGGGCGAAGGCGTTTGGCTCGCTTGAAGAGAAACCTCCAGCCGCTCCTGAAGGCAGTGAGGGCGAACCAGGGCCTGCCGTCGGCGCAGTTGGATCCGAGAGTGGCGAGGCCCCTGCACCTGCCTCCGGTCCCGGCGAACAGTCTGATGACCTCGGCGTGGACGCTGGAGGTGCTGGAGGACCTGTACCTGCTTCTGACGCAGACGGAGGAACAGCTGGACCGGTAGATGTCGACACGGTGATAGCCGGCTATCAGGCAGAGGTCGAGCGACTCGCGATCGATGCAACGGCTCAGCTGCTCCTCGAGCGTGCGGATGCGAACGGGAACAGGCTCATACGTCAGACCAACGGTAGACTCGGCGCCACCATCAACGACCCTGATATCTACAGGGTCGACCCCGACACCGGTGCTCCGACGTTCTATAACCCGGACACCGGCAGGCCCTTCACCGGCGACAACCCCCGGGCTCAGGCGAAGGAGTGGGTCGAGAACTACAACGAGGACCTCCGCGAAGCGTTCAACCAGATCGCCGCACAACAGAGGGCACAGTTGGACCAGGAGTATGAACCGATGATCAGGCTGTTGCGGTTCACGCCGAAGTACGATGCGCTCGACACTGTACGCCAGAAGATGCTCGATGCACTTATCGAGGATTACGAAGTCCTCGGGGCAGACGGCAAGGCCATCGGCTATAGTGTCGATCTCGACAAGGCACTCGAGCAGGTGAACCGTCAGGTAGCCGCACTGAAGACAGACCAGGACACAGCATCGCGTGCAGCGGCAGAACCACCGAAGCCAGTGGTGCAGCCTGCACTCGACATGAGGACCAACTCAGGCTCAGGCACCCCGGGCCGTGAGATCAGGTCACTGGCTGAGGCGATGGAAGCAGAGCAGGACGCGATCCTGGAGAAGAGCCGTAAGAAGTAGGTAGGAGACGACTGAGAGGAACGACATGTCTAACAAGGTGAAGAAGCCGGTGACCGTCAGCGAGGCGAAGACGGATGATACGGAGAAGATGGCGGCCGACCTCAGGGTCCAGATCGAAGCAGCGAAGAAGGCTCGGGCGGACAAGCTCGCCCAGTCGAAGAGCCACCTGGTCGATCAGCTCGCCATGGTCTCTCGCAAGTACAAGACCGTGAACGGCTACATGCAGTCGAGGCAGACGATCGCGGAGATCGCCGATGACCTCGCGTACGACAAGGCTGCCAAGATCGCACTCGATCTGGCGCAGTACATGTCGAAGGCGGCCGGCGAGCTCTCTGCGGCCATCGAGTCCACCGACCTGTCTGACATCAGCGAGGCGATGCTCGACGGCCTTCTCGATGAGGCGTTCATCGACAGGCAGGACGACACGGTCGACCCGGTAGAGGTCGCCACGCAGCTGCTCGTCGCCGCGCTTCTGCAGAATGTCGGCCCGTCGATCGACGATATCGTGGATTTCAGGGACTCGACGGACTCCGACATCGCCAAGATGGAAGAGATGCTGGCTGGTCTTCAGGCCCCGGCGCTCAAACTCGTGGACGAGGAGTAAGCCATGAGCGGTTCGGACATGAGTCAGATGACATCCGTATTCGTCGATCTCGCCATGATAGAGCACGGAGGTCTGCCGCATGATGATACCGTCAGGGCTGTCGGCAACATCAGGTCGTTCATCGTCTCGTTGCTCGAGTTGCTCGGTGGTTACGAGAGCAGCCTGACTGTTGACGAGGGGTAGATGATGGCCACCGGGCTCGTACAGGAGACGTTGTTCGAGGTCCAGCCCAGCCGGCAGGAGCCGAATCCATGCGTCGTCCTGTACGGCCCGGGGCCGGCAGGTATGACGTGCGGCCTCTGCGGCCACCTGGTCACGCGTGCGGCCAGTTCCGGTCGCAGATGGTACAAGTGCCTTCTCAGGCGCTCCAGCGTCGACAGACGGCGCCTCGGCGCAGCGTCGACAGATCATCGTGGGCGCTGGAGCGCCTGTGCGAAGTTCGTCGAAAGGGTCGAGGATGACCAGTGAGCTCATGATCCCAAGGTACTACCGCCCGCGCCCGGCTCAACTCGATGCCTGGGCGCGACGCATGTCCGGCGAGTACGACTACTACTTCAAGATCTGGCATCGCCAGTACGGGAAGGACACCGACGACATACAGTTCTCCTTGTTCAACTCGTACAAGAACCCCGGTACGCAGACAGCGTACGTCGGGCTCGACAACAAGTGGATCAGACGAAACATCTGGGACAAGTACCTCGATGGCAGGAAGCACTGGGCGAACTATCCCGAGCACATCATCGATGTGGCCGAGACCCGCCAGGTCGTGAAGATGCTCAACAACCCTACGGACAAGGCCGAGGCGCTCATACAGTTCATCGGTTTCAAGGAGAGCGAGAACCTCATCGGTTCGTCGTACGATGCGTTCTTCTTCTCGGAGCTCTCCTTGTATCGCCGTGACGCCTTGGACTTCATCCTGCCTATCTGGGACAACAAGATCGCAGAAGGACTGCCCCTGCTCGTCAACATGAACTTCACACCGAGAGGCCTGAGCAACATAGCCGCGGACATGCTCAAGACCTACACGGGAGAGGACGACCCGACACAGTGGCCTGGACCACACGGTCGGGTCTATGTCGATGTCCTGCCGGCCGATCGCTCGCTCAAGGAAGACGGGACACGGCTATACCCTGACGAGGCGCTGGAGGTCATCAGGCAGCGGTATATCAGGCAGTTCGGGAACGACAACATGTTCCGACAGGAGTACCTCTGTGAGTTCCTGGCGGTCAACGCCGGCCTTGTCTACCCGGCTATCGAGGTACTCAGGAAGGAGGGGCGCTACAGGAGCTTCAACATCGATAAGCGGTATCCGGTCTATGTGGCATGGGACATCAGCTCGAAAGGCAAGGAGTCCGATTGGACCTCGGCCTTGGTGTTCCAGTACTACGAGGGTTCACTCAGGATCTTCGATTACTTCGAGGACAACAGGATGGCTGTCGTCGAGTGCGTGCAGGAGTTGGCCAAGCGGTCGTACTTCCACATGATCTCTGGAGGGTTCCTCCCCTGGGACGCGGACCGCTCGGGCTCCAAGAACTCTCCGCTCGAGGAGGTCATGAGGTCTTTCCCCAACATCACATGGCGCAAGTTACCGAGGACGTACGAGAAAGACGGCATCGATGCTGTCCGGCTGCTCTTCCCGAACATGCTGATCAACAGTGACAACTGCGCATGGGTCGTCGAGTGCCTCGAATCATGGGAGTACCGGGCACTGTCATCGGTGGACGACTGGGCAGCCAAGCCGAAGCACGATCGCTACAGCCACATCGGGGATGCGTTGCGATATGTGGCCGATGCGATCAACGAGTTCGACTACATCCGTACGAAAGACGGTACGCCGGCCAAGATGCCGAGTCACTACAGCGGCTGGTCCGATGACACGGAAGACGAATGGGAGCAGCTGCCTCCGGGTATGCGCCCGTCGAAGCTCTCACCGCTGAGGAAGAAGGGCCCGTCGGCGCTGTACGTACCGACAGAGGACGGGTGGCAGCCCAAGAGATAGAGATGCACCCTCCGGCCGGCCGAGGGAAGGGGGTACCAGCCGGAGGGTGCAAACTGTGAACGTCAGTAAGTGCGCGGGGGATCTTCCTGTCCGTTGCGGTACCGCCAGTACCCAGCTGCAGTGAGTACGCCGAGTACGGACAGTACGATAAGCCGCAGTGGCTCGATCTCCCATCCGTACCTCACGAACAGTACGAGTCCGGTCGTGATCACCATGGCCGCACCGAGCAGCGGGAACGACTTGAGCCCGAAGCCCTTGAGCATCCCGAGCACTGCCTGGGCGATACCGACGAGCACCACGCTGCCGACGACCAGCGCCGCACCCAGGTTCGCAAAGTCGAAGTCCATATCGGTCTCCTATTCCTCGCATCGTTTGAGACTGGGCTGTGCATATCTGAACAGCCCATAGAACACGACGACGGCCACCATGCTCGCCGCGGACCCGATCAGCCACCACACGCTCGTCGCAGGCTGCGGTACTCCGGTGGCCAGGAACTTGATCCGGGCCAGGGCACGGACCACGAGCTCGGGCATCTGGCCGACGAACAGGCCGGCCAGCCCGCACATGAGCCAGCGGACCGGACGATGCTCGAAGTGGTTCCGGATGACCTGGGCGATCATGTAGACCGCCATGGCCCCGTAGATGACGAACTCGACAGCGTAGGCACCGAGCGACAGAACAGACACGTTCACGAGGACCTCCGCATCTGCGCCTCGAGTGCCTCGAGTGCCAGACGCACACTGGTGGCTTGGGCGAGTATCGAAAGAGAGTGTGCGTACAACAGATGGTCCATCCTGCGCTCCACTATCGGCGGCTCTTGCCTGAGTCGTCTGGCTCGCTCCGCATTGTCCTTCAGCCTGAGGGCATCGATGATGAAGTTGATGACGAACAGCGTGCCGAGTCCTACCGCGAGTAGCTCGCCCATGATGGCGATCATCTTATTCACCAGCCCTATGGTCGTCACGGCGGCTGAGTCGCTCCTGGAGCATGAGCTCCAACCTGCTGAAGGCGTTTACCAGCTCCTCGAGCGTACCAGTAGTGGCTTTGAGCGTCGGGATCACGTCATCATGGTGGCGTGATTCTTCGCGGTCGTACATGTCACGGGGCACCGTGCTCTTACGTTCGTACTGCACCTGGCGCCAGAGGGCCACACCGAGCGCCAAGGCGATCGCCCACGGAAGGCCGAACTCCTGTGCGAACTCGGTGAACTGTTCCATCTAACCCTCCAGTACGATCTTCGATGGGGTCTGCTCGGTGATCCGCCAGGCGTCCGGTGGCTCCACCGGCGTCTCCGGACAAGGGCTGAGCGGCCGCGGCATGTGGCCGACCTCGACGACACCGAGCGCGATGTGTGTGCCCGATGTGGTCGGGATGCCCTTGAAGGAGATGATCCCTGGATCGTCCTTGCAGTAGGTCTGTAGCAGCTCTGCCTTGTTCGCGCCCGGGTAGGCGCGGGCATGGGTCTTGGCGACGTAGGCGGTCTTATCGACCACCGTGATGACGACAGGCCCTGCCAGGCCCAGCTCTGCGCACTTCCTCTGGAACCCCGCGAGCGCATCCGGGTTCATGCAGACAGCGGTGATCTCGTAACAGTCGAGCACGTCGACCTCCTCCTCCGGTTCAGGTACGGTCACAGGCTCCCTTGCCGCCGCGACGATGTCGGGAAGGTAGGGCTTCAGGTACTTGCCGGGACAAGCCGTCGGAGCGACCTCGTAATGACCACGCCACAGGGCCGATCCAGAGACCACACCGGTACGCTCGAGTTCGCGGACCAGCCATATGGCCGCATCGATCATCTTCTGACTCGGCCGGTTGATCTCGTAGTTCCCGACGAACGAGATAGCCGTCGAGCGTGAGTTGTACCCTCCCGTGTGTGCTCCGATACTCCCCGGTGTTAGTCCGGCGAACACGCGGCCGGCCTCGGTCACAAGGTACGGATAGCTCATCGTGCCGAACCGTGCGTTGCCGATGGCCTCGATGGTGCGGATGACCGCAGCATCCTGAGCGAGTGTGGCGCTGAGCCCGGCGCTCTTGACGACCGGGTGATGGAAGAAGCCGAGAGCAACCGGGAGCGTCTGTGTGCCTACGCCGTCACGGTAGCGGGCCTCCCACTCCCAGCGCTGGATGATGCGTTGCTCACTCATCGGTATCACCGGCTATGATCTTCCGCGCCGGGTCGAATTCCGGGGGCAGGTCGTCGAACAGCTGGTCGTCCAGGTCGTCCGGATCGAACCCAGCCGGCAGATCGGCGTCGATGATGAACTCTGGCTTGACTGTATAGTCCTCACTCATCATCATCATCACCGCTCTCATCGGACCCATCCCACTCCTCCGGCTCGAACTCGGCTTCCCGGTTGTCGGCGGGCTCGGTCTCCTCGTTCACGATCCGCTCTACCATGATATCCATGTCGTCCCCTTCCTCTGGTCACCCTTCGGGCAAATGATACCAGGTTTACCCAAGTGCCCATAGGGACACATCCATGTCCCCGTACATGGCAGCTGAGCCATAAGAGCCGTTGTAGTGCCAGAGGAACGGAGGACGCAGGTCCCAGCCCCCGATGCTCAGCACCTCGAGATCATCGAACCATCCGTATGTGAACGTCCAGTCCATCAGACGAATGGCGCAGCAGCAGGTGGGCGCCCCGGCCTGGCCGCGCTTCTGGTCCCGGTCGTCTTGTCAACGGTCCAGGTCTTGTCCACGGTTACCCCATCGCTCTCGTAGAGGTTGATGGTCACGGTGCCGTCCATGTTGTCGATGCGCTCGAGCTTGTTCAGGATCCATGCCTCGACGAGCGAGGTGTCATCCAGGAGCTGGCTCAGAGGAGTGAGCACGTCGTCCTTCGCGTTGTCATACGCGCTCGTGAGCGTCATCGCGTCACCGGCCTTGGCGTAGTCAGTCGGCGGCTCGGTGTAGTCCGCGGCCTGTAGCGGTGTGCCGAGCGCGGTCACAGCGGCGTCCACCACTCCGAGCGGCGTCAGCACGTCGTCCTTCGCGTTATCATACGCACTCGTGAGCGTCATCGCATCGCCCGCCTTCGCGTAGTCCGTCGGTGGCTCGGTGTAGTCTGCGGTGTCGAGCTTGGCAGCGACCTCGGCGGCGAGTGTGCCGGCCGTAGGGCTTTCGGGCTGTACGAGCTTCACCACGTCGTAGCCGATCGCGGGGATGTGCGCCTGGTCAGCGGTCCCTGCGGTCTTGAACGTGGCGAGTACGGCGGCGTCCGAGGCCAGCGTGCGGTCGTAGTAGTACCAGCCATCGCCTAGCTCGGTCGCGCTTCCTGCCGTCACCACCTCAGACGCGCCCTCGTACACGTCCACGGTGACGGTAAGCCCGGTCGCCGCCTCACCATCTGCGGTGAAGAACGCAAGGAGCCTGACTACGGTGCCGCTCTTGTGCTGCATGGTGACTCCTTACATCGGGAAGCCTGGTACGAGTGCTCCTGCTACGGGAGATGGATAGCGACGACCTCGCGTTATCTCCGCTATCACTACCTGTATCTCGTTGCTCGTTGCTGTAGCTGATGAGGTCGTGAGCACTACGGCGTAGTAGTAGGTGGTGCCGGGATCGACCGTTTCATCAGCGTAGGTGGTCTGGTCCTCATCAGTGATCGTCGCAAGCAGGTTCCCCACACCGGGGGTGAATCCTGGCGATGTGTCCCGGTACACCTTTATGTTGGTGAACGTCTGCCCAGGCGGGACAGTATGACCGAAATGCAGCGTCGCGCTCGTCGCTGTCTGCGATGCCAACGCCAGTGTTGCGGCCGGAACGCCCCACAGCACTGCCAGGTACGCATGGGCCGAGAGTAGCCCGTCTGTCGCCAGGTAGGTGCCTGCGGGGAATCCACCGGGCGCAAGCGTCACGTAGTCATCGGTGGCCTGGTAGATGCCAGACGAGCCTGGGTGCTCATCGTCGTAGTTGTGCCTCGCCCACGAGTAGTTGAGTCCCGGCACGGGGTCGGTGTAGTCACTTGTTGCCAGATACGCCGCACCGCGCTCGTCATTCCACTCGAAATCGACATCGGACTCATCGGTGAACTTACCGTCGGCGGCCATGTAGCCGAATGCGAGGTCGATCACATCATCAAGTGTCGAGTACCAGCCGTGACCGAACGCAGCCTGGATCGAGAGTAGAGAGATCAGTGCTGCCAGGTGGTAGCCGGTGTGCTCGTCTGTGGAATCGTATTGCCACGGGATGTGACCGACAGGCAGGTAACTCTCGTCACCCTGGCAGTAACTCACCGATGTGATGATCGACTTGATGAGGTTGGTGAGCGTGATCGTGCCACCGCTGCGGTTCGTGATAACACGATCGTCCTGGTAGAAGTCGCTGTCGGGGTCGTTGTAGAGCACCGAGAGTGTCAGCGCGGCCCATAGTGCCTGGTTTGGCGCGTCAACTAGTGCCTGCCAGGTCGATCCGTTGTTACTCGATGATGCAAGGTATGTAACCGTCCGCGAGACACCGTGGATATTCTGTGTGTAGTTGATGGCCTGGCCGTTGGCGAGATACCACGCAGCCCAATCATCAACCGTCGACAGCATCTCGGCAGAAAGCGTTGTCTCGCCAGCGAGTTCAAGGAGTTTCGCAGCAGTGTATGAGTGCCAGCAGGCGCGGTAGTGCCAATCCACATTCACGTTGTTGGCATACAGATCAGAGATTTGCCGCACATCACCCAGGGCACTGACGAACGTGTTGAGGTAGTCCCACTGTGCTTCGATGGCGGTGAGCAACGTCGCGTCGTCGTCGAGATAGTAGGCGTAGGCTCTCGGGACGAGGGGCCACGACTTGTAGGACGATACGAGGGATCCGGTCATCGGCTCGACATACTGCGGGTAACCTGAGAAGTTGCGTGCCTTCGCCTGGGTTGCGACAAGTGCAGCCCGATTTGCCACGACGGTCCCGCTGTTCTGCGTCGCGTAGGCGCTCGCGGCAGATGACTTCGCCGACGTGCCATAAGCATTGACGGCTTCGATCTTGTAGTAGTAGGTCTTACCCCACCCGTCAGCCAAGTCCGGGCGTGGATCGAGAACAGTCCATGACCCGCTGCCGTTGTTGGTCCTGGCCGATGACGTGCCGGTAAGTTCGGTGTACGTGCCGTCACTCGTAAGCGACCGGTACACCTTGAGCGAGGTCGCAGGACTCGCGCTGCTGTCGGTCACGGGGAGAGTGACGCCGCCGTACTCGTCAACAGTAGGTGTGCCGATGGTCGGAGTGGCGGGAGCGGTCGCCGCGAACGAGAACGCGAGGGAGCCGTTGGCCGTGGCGTTCACCGTGAACTCTGTCGCAGAAGTCTGGCTATTGACGCTGGGCGTGATGGTGGCATTCGATGCGGTCACACCACTGATGCGGTAGCCGCTGTTCGGGGTGACGGTGACCTTCTTGGTATCTCCTGTTTCAAGAACACCTGTGAGCTGTGCGGTGGATACCGAACCACCGCTTCCGGCGGTGATGTCCACTGTATAGCCAGCCGAAAGGTTCTCGAACGCTGCCGACGCTACTCCATCGTGGCCGAAGATACCCGAGCCGGTGATCGCGGAGTTCGTGACAGAGATGCGGGTAGTGCCGCCCGTCTTGACACTGATGGTCGTACCAACACAGCGCAGTTCTGCTGACACGGTATTGAACTCGCCAACGCCCGTGTCATAGGTGCCGAGCAAAGTCCAGCCGATCGATGGCGGATCGGGCTTCTCGCTCCCGACGTACAGCCGCACCCATATGCTGTTGTCCTCAAGGCCGTCATTGTATTCGGAGGTGAACGCGACATGGTACTCGGTGTAAGGAGAGGTCAGCCTCGATGCTCTTGCGAACAACGAATCAGACACACCGCAGGTGCCGTACACCCGTCCGTCGGTAGCCGTGCCTAGTGAGGTACGCGCCATGAGTGCAGCGCCTCACCTTCGTCGCACGCTATATAGAGGCGAAGTGCCATGTACCAGTCCTTCCCAGCCATCCGTCAGGTCTCTCGGAGATAGAGTATACCAGCGACAGGTGCGGCCGGCGGCCAGTCGGTTGCGGCCACGACTTCGATCTGTACACCGTCAGCACCGTCAGCACCAGCAGGACCAGCAGGCCCAGCAGGGCCTACGGCGCCTTCTGGCCCGGCGGGCCCGGCAGGCCCTACTGCACCCTGTGGTCCGACCGGCCCGACAGGGCCCTGTCCAAGCGTCGAGGTCGCGGGGACTTCATAGGTACAGTCAGCGCCCAGCCTGGAGATCAGCGTCGCCTGATAGTTGGCATCTTCACCGAGACACGTCTGCGGGATGAGCGCGGGGTCACGGTCCACCGAGTGCGCCGGGATCTCGACCACTGAGTCTGCACCGACACGGGCTCCGCGTGCGATCGGGTTGGTCAGCAGACAACAGACCGAAGGGGCCTGATCGTCGCAGCTGTGTGCTTCAGCCATCCGTCGCCTCCTTTAGGTCTTGATGATGTAGTTGACGGCAACGAACGGAGGAAGGTTCCTGTCGGTCGCACTCACGCCTGCTGACAATGTCGAGCCTGCCCCGTTGTTGTATCCGCCGGTCACGACAGCGACAAGCGGATTGATGTCGTCGGAGTCCGTGGTCGCCCGTCGTACACTGTGTGAATGCGAGACGACCACGGCATTCCTTGAGCCGCCGGTGGCGCCGACGCTGCCGATCAGAGTGTCACCGGTAAGCATGCCCACGCCGGTGCGCTCCCGGAAGTCCGGGAGGAAGAAGGTGCTCTCATGGCCGGTCAGACCGAAACTCTCTCCGATCACAGCGAAGAGATCGGCATAGGTGGCCCGTTCGATCTCGGTGCCGTCACAGATCAGCCACCCTGTGGGGGCGGACGACCCGCCGAACATCAGGATGGAGCCGGTTGGGGCCGACCCTGGTTCGGGGAACACGTGGGTGTGCGGATGGTCGTGATCATCGAGCGCATCCAAAGCGAGCTGGACCGTGTCCTCGGTCGCGGACAGGATCCCATCGAAGTTCGTCGTGCTGGCGGAGACACGAGCTGCAGAAGTAGTCACCTGATCTGACAGGTCAGGGGCCGCACCTGCGATAGGAGACGCTTCTATCAGCAGTGGCCCACGCAGTACGGCGTCCGTCCTGTCACCATGCGCCAGTGTCGACCTGGTGATCAGCAGGGCGATATTGCAGGTGATGTCCTCGGTGACCGCATCGGGACACTGTGCTGAGAGTGCGAACCTGATGATGCTCTCGTCGGTCTCGTCGATCCAGGCCGCCCAGGTAAGGCCAGTAGGCACGATATCGACAGCGAGTACCGGGTCACCATAGCCCTCTGTGACGAGCTGGATCGGCACCAGCTCGGTCTCATCGGTCCCTTCGATGGGGACGACGTAGGAACAGGGGACAGCGAACTCCGCGATGACGCCGTTCAAGATGTGGAGCTCTGTCGAGGAGGTGACATCACAGATCGTCACCTGGTCACATGGCGTGTTTCGGTATGACATGTCCCCTCCTACGGGATGATGGCCTTCTTGAGGTCATTGTAGTCGATGAACGTCCGATGGATAGAGCCTGCGGACGAGTGACTCTGACGACTGTCGAAGCCCCATACCGAACCCACCTTGCGGCTCTTCGGGTAGACCTTGGCCATGAAGTGAGTCAGCCTCATCCTGGCGGCTCCGGAAAGGACGATCTTGTAGCTCTCCACTACCTGGTCGATCCGGACGTACTCTGCGAGCTGGTACTGCAACGTCTCGTGTGAGATCCGCTTCTTCGTCTCTATGCGCCGGCCGAACTGGTCGATGCAGACCACGTACACATCGAGGTCACCGATGAAGTGGTCGAACCTGAACTCGAGTTGAGACAGATAGTGCATGCCCTGGAACGGCGATGTGGTCGAGACCTGCGGTGTCTCTATCAGTACCTCGTGTGCGGGCACGGTATCGAGAGCGTCGTGCCGGGTCGTCGGGAGCAGATATATCGCGTCTGGAGTGACGATGCCGATGCCTTCACGATGGTCCTCATGATCGATGTGGATCATGCCCCTGATGGGCTCGTCGATGTCGAGGGTATAGGTCCACCAGGCCTTTTGGTCTATGTCGTAGCAGAAGATCACGTTATCGAGATCGCTGTCGTATTGGCCGAACGTCATGTAGATGATGTCGTTCACGGCGAACAGCACAGAGCTGGCGAGCTGACGGCCGAGCTGCTTGGTGAAGACCGGCTCTATCGCACCGGATACGTACTGTACCCTCAGCTGCGAGTTGTACTCCATCGCCAATGTCGTCAAGGCGAGCCCGTACCGTGAGATCGCGTATAGCCCGTCTGCCGCGACAGTGGCTCCATTCGAGCTCTTGCAACCGATCGTCCCGGGGACGCGCTCGGCAAGCCAGCTTTTGACCGACTGCTCCTGGCTGAGACTGATGGTGCTCTCGACCAGATTGAACCGGTACTCCCGTTGGGAGTTCTCACTGTCACAGAGCGCTGTCACGATCGACGCACCGGACTGTGTCTTGAACTTGAGCACATCGCGGACAGTGAGGCCGACCCCAGGTTCACAGTCCACGAACCCGCCACCCACCCCGGGAGACACGCTGAACCGGTTACCGGGGTTCCCGCCTATCCAGATGCGCTCTGATGGCGCTCCACCCCAGAAGTAGAGCTGGCCGTCGTGGGAGGCCATCTTCGTGGCCGGTACACCCATCGTGTAGTTCTGCGACGGAAGCGAGAGGTTCGACACGAGCCACATCGATGTGTCGTAGAAGTAGCCCGTCCAGGCGAACTCCCAACTCTTGTCCGTACCCGCGTCCGCCCCGAGATCGACGTGAGCGAGGAAGTTCGGCTCGCTGTACTCACCTTCGACGTAGTAGAGCTCGACAGCAGTGATGTCGAGCGTGCCTGACACGGCGCCTGAGATGATCACATATGCTGCGCTGGACCACTCGGACGTAGGCTTGCTTGCGTAGAAGGTCAACGTCGGAGATGGCAGTGTCGGGCCGAACTTGTTGAGAAGCGTGTAGAGGACACCGATACGGAACGGAGTCACCTGGCTCCAGGTCGTAGCGATAGAGAGGTTCCCGACCGCGGCGAGATCTGAGAACTGTATCGCCGATGAGGGGTCTGTGATGTAGTGAGCGTTTTCGAGCGTCACACCGTTGGGAGAGAGCCCCGTTTCAGGGCCCGTCCATATCTGCTGCCCTTGCGTCAATGCGACGAGCTGGTCGTCAGCGACGCCCAGGAAGCTGACCGTGTTGTCTTTGCCGTCCCAGGTGTTGTCGATCATCACGACCTCGTCGGTGAACACGCCAGGCAGGATCTCAGGAAACGCGGCATAATGCACACTCTTGTCTGTGCAGGCAGCGAAGAAGACGTTCGCATGGAGAAGGGCGACACCACTGAACTTCTTGCCTGCGGGGGGATCGAACAGCTTGACGAGTTCTTGCCTGGTCTCTATCGACCCGTTCGATGCAAGTGACGCGTTGTTCTGTACGACCATCATGTTCGGGAGCAGGTCGGTCTGCTCATCGGCGCTCTCGCCCTCGACATAGACGGTATCGAACTCCCTGGGCGAAAGTTGGAAGTTGCAGCCGGCGAACCTTGAGAAGACCTGTATCTTCGGCTCGAAGGCGGCCGGACGACCTGCCGCTCCGCCGGCGCTGCTCTTCTTACTGCTGCTACTCTTCTTCTTCGGAGGGGCGGCCATCTAGAGTACCCTCACGTATCCGAGTTCTATGGTCCTGTAACTGTCAGGGACCGTCTTGGACGAGTCGTTCTCACGCATGGCGGACAGGAGCTTGCTGGCCTCATCGGTCAGCGACATGACCCTGTCCGTCGTTCCGGGATCGCCCTCTGCCCGCCTGGCTGCGGTCTTCACGACGAGGTAGTACGGATCCGGCACCTCGAGGAACACCTTGTCCTCGTAGGCAGAAGGGCAGGGCTGCGTGCAGGTGGAGTCACAGATATGCAGTGGATCAAGCAATCTGATGATGTCGGTCTCGATGGTCAGACCCGTCTCTCCCGTGACGAACGGCCTGGTGAACGTGAGCGTCTCTCCGACGACGAACGCACGTATCCGAGTGTCGGGTACGTTGGCCCGTGCATACTGGTCGAACATCGCGACCGGTGTCGTCATGCCACTTCTGGGCGATGTGAACGGTATCTCCATGACCGTCGCCCAGTTGTGAGGACGGTGGAGCCTGACCGCGTCATCGAAGCCGGTGCAGACCTTGTAGGCGTCTGCCGGCAGGGCGAACTCCTGGATACGCGCAGGACAAAGGACCTCGGATGTCCCGACGGTCCACCGGCGCCTCAGCCAGTTCCAGTCCTGTTCTTTCTGCAGCTCCTGCAAGACGAAGTTACCTTCCATGACGATCTCTTTGAACTTGTCTGTGTCGGCGTGGTAACTCGCCGGACCGTCCTGACTGTAGGTCGTATCGAGTCGCGTCTTGTAGATGGCGTATATGACCTGCTGGACGAACTCCGCGATCGTGAGTCCACGGGACATGCGATCACTTCACCTTCTTGAGGTTCGGGTTCCTCCGCTTCGCACCGGCGCTCGCTTTGCGTGCGCTCGAGGCGAGGATCGCACCCGCAGCCTCTTCATCGACTCCGGAACGGTTCATGATCTGCTTCTGCGCTGCCTTGAAGCCCATACCCTTCTTGGCCTTCGTGGTCCTCTTTGCGTTACGCGCGGTCTCCCTGAATCCCATCTCAGTCCTCCTCCTCCTCGTCTTCTTTCTCGGTACCGAGGATCCGGTTGAGGTTAGCCTTGAGTCCGCCACCTCCGCCACCACCTGGACGAGACGCCACCTTCGGGGCGTCAGGAGCCTCCTGACGGCTCTTGTGCATCGAGAACGGGTCCATGGGCCCTTCCTCTTCCCCGAGGACGCGAGCGGCTGCGTCTGTGGCCTCTGAGAAGCTGATGCCATCTGAGGTGACTCCGGATGCTGGATCGCCCATGAGGAGTTGGATGCACAAGCCTCTCCAATCTTCTCCACCGTCAGGAGCGCCTTCTCCCTTTCCTCGGACATCGACGCTCGAGACGTTGATCGGCTCTTCAGGATCGGTGGGGTTGAGATCGACCGCGATTATGAGCTCGACGATATCGCTGGGGACTTCAGTGGCCATGTCCTATCTCCTTCGGTTGTATCCAGCCAGCAGCTTATCGAAGTACGATGAGCCGCTCTGCGGTGACTTCTGCCGGTTCGGCTGCCACGGGCGTGGCGGTACGATGTAGTTGCTTATCCGCGGGTCGTTGATCGGCTGCTCCCATCTCGCACCGAGAGCGTCTCCCAGATCGGTGATCCCGGTTCCGGGGCTCACGAATAGACTCGGGTCGATGTTCGAAAGCTGAGCAGCGTAATCAGCCTCTATGCCTCGAAGGCCGAGCTCGGCAGTGGTCTTCGCCTCGTTGCGGGCGAGGATGTTGGCCGCTATCGCCTCCTGTAGCGCGTTGTAGACCGCGTCCTGGTTCTGCGTGAGCGCGGTCATGGTCTCGCCGGTATCGAGGTCGGTACGCCCTCTGAGCATATCGATGAGCCCCCACAGGCCGCTGCCTTGCATCGCGTTACCTGCCGAGGACATCAGACCCTGTGTCGCCTGTTGGGCCTTCTTGGCCTGGGCGAAGCGATCGCCAGCCGCTCGGCGGGAGTTCTGCTTGTACTGGACATCAGCGGCTCTACGGTTCTGTGTGTCGGAGACGTTGTAGTTGTAGAGGGCCCTTTTCAGCTGGTCGAGCGTGGATGCCGCATTGTACTTGGCGACTTCCCCGAGATTCGCTGCGGCCTTCTTCTGCCCAGCGGTACCGCTGGCAGTGCTACTGGTCCCGGTAGCTCCGACCGTCGGCTGGGGTACCGGTGTGGTGGCTTCCGGTGTGGTGGCTTCCGGTGTGGTCGACCCTGTCGTGACCGGTGGGTTCAGCTTCGTCTTGGCATCCGCCAGATACTCGGCATAAGGGTCACCGATATCGACCTTGTATGGAGGCCGTCTTACCGGAGGCACCTTCGATTCATCGATAATGGGCATGGTGCGCGCACCGTCCTAACCTCAAGGGGCTGCCGGATCGTATATCACGGCCCGACAGCCCCTTCGTGAGCTTCCTATCCGCCTTGAGGCTGTTACGGGGTCGTATCGACCACGGTGACCTCGACGGTGTCTGTCTTGGTGCTGTCGGAGTCCGAGGTGACCGTGATGGTCGCGGTACCGACTGCGACGGCGGTGACGAGACCAGCAGCACTGACCGTTGCGACGGCCTCGTCATCAGACGCGTAGGTCACCGAGTCATCGTACGAGCCAGCACCGGTCACCGTAGTGGTGAGCTGCTGCTCGTCCGTGCCGTTGAGATCAAGCTCGACAGCGGACGGGCTGACCGAGATGCCGAGGATGTCACCGTTCACGAGCTCGACACGGAGCGCCGGCTGACCCATGTTCTCTTCAGCGTCCACGATGAGCAGGATGCCGTGCGAGAACTGCGGGATGACCCACGCATCGTGCTTCAGATCGAAGACGAGCTCGGTGAACTTACCGCGCGTACGGCCACGGTCCGTCTCCATCGAGCCGTATTCCTCACCGAGCTGAGCTGCCGGGCGATAGACAGCCATGCCGATGACCTGGCGCTGCGTGATCGCACCGACAGGGCCGGTCGGAGACTCGAGGCCCTGGCCGGGGTATCCCTGCCACGGGAACTCAGCGAGCGTCCCGACACTGAAGTCCGGGCTCGTATCCGTGACCGCTGCGCCGAGCGCGTCACCGACCGCACCTGGGCCGAAGCCCGGGTAGTTGGTCACGATGTTGACGAAATCGCTCGTGTTCGTGTCGTAGATCGTGCCGATGTAGTTCGTGGCCCGCATGCGGCTCGAGGCCGCGAGCTCTGTCGTGAGCTTGAGCGTCCCGGCAGGGGCCGTGATGCTGTTGATGACCGCATCGTAGGCCGCGAGACCGTCGGCGGTGTGGACGACGTTGTTGTTCGTGTCCAGGTACACCTTCGGGAAGTACTGGCTGGGGATCGTGAAGTCGAAGTCCCAACCGTAGAACCGCTCGAAGCGACCCTCGACGAGAGCGTCGTAGGCCTTCTCGGTCGCGGGCGGTGTGCCAGGCATGCCGACCAGGTTCGAGAGCAGGTCGTCACGGTATGCCGCATCCAGCAGGATAACGCGGTTGTCGCTCGGGATGAACAGGTTCGTCCACGCCACGTTGATGGCGTTGAGCATCGGGCGGACGTTCAGGCTGTCCCACTCGATCGCCTTGATCGGTGCGAACTCCGGCGGGTACGAGAGTCCCTCGTACGGACCGGGGCTGGCGATCCAGGTGCCTACACCGTCGAACAGCTGGCCGGTGCCGGCGTTGTCCTGCACGAACCGGCCTGCGATGTGGCCGTTGGCGATGGCGAAGAAGTTGTACCGGTCGATGTGCGGGCCGAGGATCTCCTTGTCCCAGATCGACTTCGCCTTGTTGATGGTCTCTGCTGTGGAGAGGTAGGACTCTCCGCCGGTATAAGCAGCCGACTCGGTCGCGGAGCCGAACGCACCGATGTTGCCTGCGTACTGCTTCTCGTCGAAGACGCGCCATGCGATCGACTTGTGCTGGCCGGAGGTGAACACCCGGCGAGTGAAGCGGACCGTCTGGAACGGACCGTAGGCGCTGGCGCCCCAGCCGTCCTGCCCGTCCGTGTTCGTACCGGCGAGGCCGTTGAGTCGGCGATCGTCGTAGTCGAAGATGCGGTCGGACACCAGGATGTCATCGTAGGCGTACGCATCTTCGTTGTTGGCGATGTTCACGCCCTTACCAGTGAAGATCCCGATAGAGTATCGGGCCGGAAGAAGGCGGTTGTCCGTGAGGGCAGCCTTGTTCCAGATCTGCGGCGAAATCGGCTGTGCCATCTTGTCACTCTCCTAACTTCGTTGACAACTGTGTACCTTGCCTACTCTCGCCGAGTCGACAAGAGTATACGATATGTTCAGATAGCGAGTAGATCGGATGGTGTAACCATTTGCTGACCTGCGGGTTTCTCAGGAACCGCCAACTCCTGGGTGATATCGGAGAACCGGCCGGGCATGGGAGGTGAACTCGGCGAAGTGCCCCCCATGCCCAGGCCGGCGACCGGATCCGCGGGGGCAGGGACCCCCTCGTCCTGGGCTACTGGCATCTGACCCTGCGCCAGTTGTGCCTGTGATTCAGGAGGCATGGCCTCCGTGAGCGCCGAGAGCTGCTGCTGCTGCTGATCGAGCTGCTGCTGCTGACCGGCCATCTCAGCCTGGATAGCGGCTATCTCGAGGTCGGCCATGTGCTTGCCAAGACTCCCGGCCAGTGTCTGGCTTATGTCGGTGTTCGAGAGCTCCAGGAGTCGTTTCACGGCCGGCAACAGTACCTGGTTCTCAACGACGGCCCTGTTCTCCTCGGACCATCCGGACAGGTTCTGGACGATCGGTTGCATCATCTCCTGCAGCGCCATACGCTCCTGGTCTTCCTTGCGCTCGGTGAGCGAGCCGGCCCGGACCTTGAACTCGAGCATCTCCGTGGAGAGCTCATCGAAATCGATCTCGATACGGTCACCGTCGATGAGGTCCATACGCTCGATGTCGAACAGCCTCCGACGGGTCTCTTCATCGACGACGAGCTTCTGCTTACCGCCCATCGCGTTGAGATACATGCGTAGCGCCTGGTTCGCCCATTCGGCTATGAAGTGCTCGATGCGCTTCTGGTACTGGTTGATGCTGATCTCCTTGGCGCGGCTCTGCGCCTCGACACCTTGAGGAGTCGCTGAGAAGCCAGGTACCCCGGCGTCCTTGGCGATGGTCCCATCAAGGACGTTGAGCTGACGCAGCATGCCGGCCGCGATGCCCTCCCTGGTCACCAGGTAGGACGAGAGGACGTTGTTGTCGATCTTGACCGGTTCGACCTTGGCCTGGTTCGGGTTGTTGCCGAGGTTCCAGATCTTCCGCGGCTCGAACCGATAGCTTGACGGATTGGTCTCCCAACCGGCGACCATGATCGGCGGCTCCATCGCCAGGAGCAGGTTCTTGAAAGCCGATGTCTGGAACAGGTCCTGGAACTGCTGATCCGCCAGGAGGAACTCTATCTGTGACACGCCGAGCGGAAAGTCAGGGTCGCTCTCGAGCACGAAGAAGTTCCAGGGTATGCCCTTTCGCGGATCCTCGTTCTTCACGGTCCGGAACTTCGCCCTGATACCGGGGACGTAGGTGATGAACCTGTCGGCGCCTCGGTCGTATCTGGTGAGCAACTCGAGGCTGTCGAGCGAGGTGCTCCCCTTGAGCTTGTCAGCGAGCACCTCCGATTCCCACTGCTTCGCACCGAACATCTTGTGATCGATGACGTACTTGATCGTGTCGGCCTCATAGGTTGGGTCGTGGACCTCGCCGTCGTCATCGAGGAGGGCTTCGACATCGGCCTGGCTCATGTAACTACGATGCCAGACGATCTGTGGGCGCCTGATGTCACGACAGTCCTGGTTCACGAACACGTCGGCCCAGTTCTCGATGTTGTAACTGATGCGCACGTCACCGTCGATGTCCTTCTCGAACCCGGTCCGTACCGGGGCGAAGGCGTAGATGAAGCTCATCTTGAAGGTATTCGTGATGTTGGAGAGCATGTCCAGCCCCTCGAACTCGGACCAGAGGACCTTGTTCGAGAAGATGTATTCGGTGATGATGTGCTCGACGGACGCCTTGTCATACTGGGTCGTGAGCTCGCCGTCTGGCACACGCTGGATCGTGTTGGCCAGTGACTTCCGCAAGATGTACTGTGCCGAGCCTTCTGAGAAGTACTGCCCACTGCCACGCCGAGGCGAGAGTTCATGGATACTCTTGTTCTTCGCGATCAGCCCGTAGAGCTCATGGTGGTGCGTTCGTTGGCGCATCTGTGCCTGCGCGCCCTGGTAGTCACCGCACCACTTGTCGTAGGTGGTGTCCTCTATCGACTTCAAGTCGACGTTCCACCGCATCTTTTCAGTCTGTCGCATCAGAAGTCCTCTCGACGGTAGGCCTCACGGCTGCCCTTGGTCGCTACCCGAGGTCTCAGGTAATCGAACCTGGCGTAACTCGGGTTCTTGCTGTACAGCACTGCCGGCTTATCGGGGTTGATCGAGTATGCGGGGCGGCTATAGATGTTCGGGACATAGCCACCACCGCCACTGCTCCAGCCACTGCTGTTCCATCCGCCACCGCTCTTGTCATCAGGTTCCTGATCGGGCTTGAGTACCCCTAGCTCACCCAGGTCACCGGTCCACAGGTCCGTCGTGCCACCAGAGATATAGGGGATCTTGTCGATCAGCGGCATCCTAGCAGGCACGAGCGCCCTCGAGCCGGTGAGGAGGCGTGTGTCGTCCCACGGGGCATCTGCCGGAGCGCCCGGGCCGACCCGGCCGTCACCGGTGAGCTGGTCGATGACGACCTCACCCTCGAACATGCCCCTTGTGAACTCGGCGTCCCCGAGTTGCTGACGTATCCACTCGAGGTCGGTGTCCTCGGTCTGCCATGCGACCCCGGTCTCAGCGTTGAACGTGTTCTCCGGGTTCTGCACCGTGAGGAAGGGGAGGAAGCCTGACTTACGATCGCCACTCGCATACCATTCGACATCGATATCGTCACGGTGGGCGAAATAGTCCCACTCGAACGCGATCTCGCCGGCCCTCTCCGTGCCCTCTTTCCACGTATAGACCGGCCGGTAGTTGGTCTCGTACCGGTGGTACTTCGCAGCCGAGTATGGGATCTCGTCGCTGTACAGCATGTCGAGGAGCTTCTGGACTTCGGCCTTCTTCGCCTCTTTCTCGATGTAGGCCGCGTTCTGCTTCTCCTGGTTCATGAGCCAGTTGCGGTTCCTGTCGTATGTGTAGAAGACGTTCCACTCGCCGGATGCGCGACGGTCCTGCCATTCGTTCTCGATCGCGTTCTTCGACGCCCAGAGGTACTGAGCGGTGTAGTAGCGGGCGTCGTAGGGTATCACGACACCGTCAGCAGCCAGCTGTGACGCCCCGCGTGACTCGAGCAAGCGGACGATGATGTTGACCCGCTCCTGGGCTTCCTCGTCGGTCCACTTGTCATACGGCTTCTCCTCGCCGTTCTCATCGCGCACTATGAGGCGATCTCGCCAGTACATGTTGACGGCGTCGGTGTTGACCACGAACGGCATCTCGTTCCTCATATAGCCGTTCTGCACGATGTTCTCGTTCTCATGCTGGAGCCCGGCCTGTAGGTTCATGAGCCGGCCAAGGAACGGCGACTTGAGCGCGACGCGTCGTTTCCGATAGTCGGCCCAGGTGGTCATCTTGGTTATCGGCAAACCGTCAGACCCCACCTCTCCTGTGTAGACGGTAGAGGCCGACCTGGCGTAATCGGACTCCCCGGTGCCGAATCCGTGCTCCTGGTAGAACTGCCGGAGCGCGGCCGGATAGAGCCCGGCAGATATGCTCAGAGAGATCTTCTCGGCAGCCAGGACAGCCCAGTATTCGCCCATGCTCGGAGCGCCGCCTTCGTATCCTTCTGCTTGAGCCTGAGCCATACCGTAGCCCCTGTCGAACTCCTTTACCGCGTCCATCATCAGAGCCGCGGTGAAGAAGTCGCCCTCTTCGAGTTTCTTCCAGACGCCCTCGAGGAAGATCGTCGTAGCGAGTTTGGGGTCACGCGGGAACACGGACGCTGCCACGACGAGCGGCATGACTCCACCGAAGATCTCTGTCCAGTACCAGTTCTCTTTGAACGCTTTGCCATCCTTGGGCATGTATTCATACCACAGGTGCCCGTATTTCTCCTCTTCATCGGGAGGCTCGAGTCCGCCCATCAAGGAGAATACGAGACCGATGAGCAGGTACAGGCCCATATAGTGGAGTCCCCTGGCGGCATCGACGATGAGGTTCTGTGCGAGCCCCGCCAAGAAGGCGTCATTACCACCGAGCATCGCGCGATTACTCGCTTCGGTGGAGCCTTGATCCAACGCGCCGGCGCGTTCCATCGCCATCCGGGCCGCGTTTATCGGGCCTCTCTTCAGGATGTAGACGATGCTGTATGAGAAGGGCACGATACGCATCATCGAACCGAGAGTGAACCTCGGGAAAAGCCCGAAGATAAGGGTGAGCGCCGCCTCGGAGACGTAGTTCTCCATCATCTTCCGGAGCGCCTGGGTCGCAGGATCTATCCCGTTGATCGATGTGCGCGACGTGTAGACGAGAGCTGTCGCGCCTTCAGGCGAGAGGACGACACGCCGCATGAAATCATCGGGACTGTACGTCAGCCACTCTTCGATGTTCTCGGGCGTGATGCCGACGCCGGTCCTGCCTCTGAGTTGCTGCCCCTTCTCGGCCATACGCGCTGATCTGCGGTACTCGTGGACGAGCATCTCGAGGAAGATGTGAGCACGCTTCTTCCTGTAGAGATGGTCCATGGTCATGAACTGCATGCCGAGGTCCAAGGCTTTCTTGACCAGCCAAGGGGCAGCGAGAGCGATCTCGGTCTCTACATCTTCACGACTGGAGAAATCGACACCGCGCGCGGCCGCATCGACGATAGCGTCATAGCCGCGCGCGACGTAAAGCATGACGATGTTCTCGACCGCGCTGACGACATCCTCATCGCGGACCCGCTCGAGCAGCCTGTCCGATACGTCGGGGTCACGTCTCATACTCGAGAAGAACGCTTTCGGGTCTGATGCGAACCTGAGTGCCCCCAGCCCGGTGCTCTGTATAGAGACACCCATGCCGCCTTCCACGATACTCGTCGGGATAAGCATCGCCAGTCCGAGTGTCGCGTTCGCTCGTGCATAGGTGAGGGTGCCTTTGACGGCGCCTGATACGGTCATGTGACCGAAGGTCTTCTCGACGAACTTCCCGAACCGTGTCTCGGGCTCGCGTTCGGTCCTCCTGGTGTCGTTGTCGCCCCGGCTTTTCCTCCGGTCCATCCGCCGGCCCGCCTCTATCTTCCTGCGCGTCACGTCGGCGTGGATCTCCAGGAGCATGTTCTGGTCGTCACTGATGCCTGCGAGCAGGTCCGGATCGAGGGAGTCGGACATCGAGATCTGACTCTCGCTCGAGCGAGCGACTATGCCCAGACGCTCGGCATACCCACCGAGCTCTGCGATCTCTGCATCGACCATGTCCCGTAGTTGCTGCTGCTGATCGTATTCAGCGATGGCCTCGATCGTCGGTAACATACGTAGCCACTGCTGATGGCTCTCCCCGATGAGCTGCTCTGGGCTCATGCTGATAGCCGGACTGGCTGCGAACCACTCGGCCAGTCGCTTCGTTATGAGTGTCGGGTACCGACGCACACCAGCGAAGGACGCATGATACTCCGCCAGATAGAGAGGGTGACGGCCCTGCCTGACGTTGTCGCGGAGCTCTTTCAGGAACCTGAGGAACTCTGCCTCGAAGATGACGGCCTGTGCGGCCGGGGACCCCATGATGTTCCCGTGCCTGTCTACGCTGATGCCGCGGTGGATCTGATACGCCTCGAACAATCTGGCGATGGACATCTTGCGGGATGCCCCAGAGAGCCCCAGTACCTGGATCGTGGAATCGATAGCTGCGTTGACCGTCCCGCTACGTGCAGTAAGATTGCCCTTCTTGTCACGCTGGTCGGTATCGAGTCTCATCACCCCGATCCTGAGAAAGGACCTGATCTCACGGATGATGCGCTCGTGGGCGATCATCCCGCGTGAACGTGACATCGTCTCGTTACGCCATTCGCGCCCGTCAGCATCGAGTTCTTCATCAAGGCCGGTCGGATCGAACGAGGCGGTGTCCTCCTTCACGGGACCTGTCGTGCTATCGTCGATAAGGCTCCGCCTGCGGTCTTCGATGTACTCAGCACGATCGTCGTTCCACTCAGCCATGATCTCGGTGACACGGGCCCCCATGCCCCCAGGGCGCGTGCCTCCCTCAGACACTCGCTTACCGATCTTCCCAGAGGCTTTTGTGACGAGGTTAGGGAAGGCCGACAGCACCCGATTGATCAGTCCCGTGTCAGGCGCCTCTTCGGGAGCTGCTTCGGGAGCTGCTTCGGGGGACGCACCAGCCGCCTGGACAGGCCTCCATCCCAGGACACTCCGGCGTTTCTTCCCTGCCGCCTCGAGTCTCTTGACCATCGGGATCGAGGCCGGGTTCGCCTCCATAAGGGCGATCAACTGCTTGACCGTCATCTGCGACGGGTCCACAAGACGGTCGGCCAAGGTCGACTTCTTGGGATTCTCAGGGAGGATCTCACCGGTGACCGAGTCCGCGACATCGCCACCAGTGGTCACGACTGCCTCAGTGACATCCTGGGTCGTCTCGGTTTCTTCGGTCGCCTTCTTCCCGAGATCGGCCTCTGTGCGTGTATCTACGACACCGTCACGAATCTCCATGAGGAGACGCCCGAGATGGTTTTCACCGCGGCCCACGGCGGGAACCCCCCAGAAATCGTCACCCCAGGTGTTTCCCTCCTCGAGATAGGCATCACCTGTTTCCTTGAGTAAACGTCGAAGCGCAGATCGATCAGAGAACTTCTGCTCAAGGAGCTCCCGCATGATGTCGAGCTTTTGTGCCTCGAAATCAGATCGCATAACGAGCTTGCGACCGGCACGCTTGGCTTCTCCAGCAGTCTTGATAGCCCCACCGACCATGAACGGTTTGCGAGCTTCCAGGTCGGAAGTCTTCGCTGCTTGGTATGCGTGCTCTACGCTCGGATAGACATCACCTTCATACATGACTTCTACAGGGTAGAAGTTCGACAAGAACTGGTACTTACCACGGAAACTCCTGATAGCCGATTCTGTCTTTGGTCGCTGGGTCTGAGATGACGGCTTGCCTGTCACTGCCGTGGAGGGCGCTTGTCTCGAGCCGGGTTTCGCGGAAGGCTCCGGGGCCTTCCTCTGCGTCGATGGTGCTTCTGGCGTCTCTGCCGGCGCGATCTCGGCAGCTGACTCTGTCGACTCACCGAAGATCGCTGCATAGTCATCAGGAGCCTCTATCACGGTGGCCTCTCCCGATGCGGGCGACGGCGGCTCGGAGGCCGGGGCGCCCACCTGCTGCTGCGCCGGTTGTGGTATCGGCCTCTCACCGGCCAGCGCGGCTATGATGTCCTCGATCCCGCTGTCACCGACAGGGCTCTTACCTGCCGTCGGGGCGACCGGGGCCATAGGCTCACCACGGCGAGCGGCTAGCCGTGAGACGGCGTCTGCGAGCGTGCCCGAGATCTCCGGCTTATCGAACGTACTCGGGGCTTTCCCGACGACTCTTTGCCGGAGTTCCGGCTCGGCCTGGAGTGACGGGACAGCAGCCGCACGCGCGGTCTGTGCCGACCCCTGGAGCAGCCCGGACAGATCGACCTCAGCCGCTTTCGACTCCTTGAGCCGTGCGTCGATATCGCCAGCTGCGGCATGACGCGGTGCTGCCTGGTTGATCAGGCTGTCGAATACGCTGCGCAGAGACATCCGTCACTCCTGTCCGCGGTCGGCTCGGTCGTCGTCCGTATTGTACGTGTTATCGATCACGAGGGCGTTCATGGAGAAGTCGTTCTGACCGCGCTTGACGAGGCGCCCCCACTGGAGATAGTCCTCGAGCTGCTTCGCGGACAATCTCCTGCGGCCGGCCATCTGTGAGTTCTCTGACGCGATACCCCATGGCGAGACCTGCGTGCCGGCGGCCGAGTATCCGCTGAAATGCTCATCGAAGAAGTGGAACCCTCCGTAGAGGTTGGCCCATTCAGACCCCTCCACAAGATTCCCATCGGCATCGGTGAAGCTATAGGGGATACGTACCTGCAGCTCCTCATTGAACAGGGTGTTACCTGTCCCGGGCTCACCCCACAGGCCGTCCGGCACGAGATCCGGGATCATGTAGTGGAACAACCGCATGAACTGGTCCTGATAGTAGGGAGTGTTCTCGAAGAGCATCTGGAAGTTGAACCAAAGTGAGCTTGGGGCCCAACCGGCTTCGATACCGGCTTCTCTCGAGAAGTAGTGTGAAGCGAGCACGACAGTCGGGTCCACGCCATAGCGAAGGGCCTTGCGGACCATGTCACTGACCAGAGCGTTCATCTCCGCCTTTTCAGGTGGGAAGAACTGTATGACTTGCCCATCCTCACTCAACAACGGCGCGAACATGGCGACAGTCGATTCACCGTAGAGTATAGCGTCCCTGATCTCAGGATACCCGGTGAGGACACTTTCATCAGCCGCGAGGTTGTACCCCTGCGGCGAGATCCGCGCCATGAACATGAGGGTGGCGAGCTTCTGCGGGCGCTTCATGTAGAACCTTCTGGTCCTGGTCGAGCGTATCGCCAGGAGCCCGAAAAGCGGCACCCCGTTGTCCAGGATGATGTCTTTGATGGCATCAGGGCGCACCATGTATTTGTTCGAACCGTAGTTCATCTCGAAGAACTTGAACGAACGTCCGAGCAGATCGCCGTTATGCGACCACGACGCTACGAGACTTGCCTTCGACTCGTCGATCTCGAGACTATCGACGCTGAACGTCTCGGGCGCTCCAGCTGTGTTACCGCGCTCGAACAGTCGGATCGGATGGTAGCGGTATTCACCGCCGAACTCCGCTCTCAACCAGCCGACCACTTGTCCTGGGCGCGCATCTCGCAGTACACCGTTGTCATCGGTCAGCTCCCAGTTACTCACATACGCATCGACACCCTCTTCGAGCATCGTCTGCTCGGGGGACCCGTCCGCATACGCGACACCACCGTCGAGCGGGATCGGTTCACCTCTGCGCCAGCGCGCGACTATCTCTTCCTCTATCTGTTTCTTCGTCGGCTCGGTGACGGTCGGCCGCCGACGGATCTCCTTGCCATCAACGGACATGAGTTCGTCGCGGCGCATCATCAGGACACGACCGAGCATGTTCTTACCGCCGGCCTTCTTCGAGTACCCGAGATACGTGTCGCTCTCGGAGGTATACTGGATGTAACCGTCACCAGTGCTTATCAGCGACAGCGCCCGTTTGCTCCCCGGCGGATACGCGGCCCTGACATACTTGATCAGCGCTTGGTGACTCACGGAGAAAGCCAACCCTGTCTGCTTGAAGAGCTTTTCAGCCTGAGCCGGGGTCGCCCGGGCTATCTCAGACTTCACCGCCGGATCGTCCACGAGCTCGGCCAAAAGCGCCGACAACAGCGACCTGTAGGTGACGCCGTCCACGGTGAACTCTTCCTGGTGTTCGAGCGCGAAGACCTTGTTCGCTCCGGTGAAGTCGTAGACTCCAGGATGTTCAGCGGTCACATCGCGCGCCCATTCGTAGAAATCAGCGAGAAGGGACTCCAGCTTCACCGAGTACAGACCACTGAAACTGACCGGGATCCGCTCGACAGCCGACCGGCACGCCGCGAGTTCCCCGTCACCGAGATCGTGCGCGTTGACCACGCTCTCAGCGATGAACAGCACGCTGGCGGGGTCGCCACGCCAGACACCGATATGCGCGGCTCCGTCATGGTCGACCTGGTTCCTGCCGTTGAGATGGATATCGAACATGGGGATGATGTTCCTGCCGGTCCCGACGGCATAGGACTGCTCATCATTGATGACGCCGTCGGTCCCCTCGATGACAGCATCCCAGTCCACAAGGTCGATATCGCCATCGAGCAGGACTGTGATACCGAGCTCGTAGGCCCGGACTATGTACTCGACCGCATCCTTCGCACCTGTCGCTATGACCCAGGCCGTCTTGAAACCGACGGTCTTATGCGTGTCCGGGTCCCCGGCGCCCACCACACCTGTCAGGAAGAACTTTCCTGGGCCACTGAGTTGAGCGCTCCAACGGCTCATGACCGCCTTATGAGCCAGGATCATCTCGGAATGGATGGCCTCGATCGTCGATTCGGCGACCGGCTTGACCTCGTTGATGCTGATGAGCCGGGTGATCAGGTCGTAGTTCCGTCCGATAGAGGATCTGCGCTGGTCGGTGAGCCTCGACCGGAGCGACCCCACCGACGACAGCACGCCGACACGGCTTACGACCTCTTCTATCGAGATCTCCTCGAAGGGGCCGGTCATGGACTCCCGGATGGCGGCGAGCGCCATATCCAGGTCGAACACGCCGGTGGCACTGTTCCATGCGTGCTCGACGGCGTAGGTGACACGTGCCGACAACGCGAGCACGGAGAGCACCTTGATCTGCTTGACGCCCTCCACCTCGAACTCGCGTATGAGAAGATGTGACACGTTCACGAGATCGGCCTCGGAGAACACGTCACCATAGTCCATTCTCTTGAGCAGCTTGAGCATGATGCCGGCCAGCTGGAGACGGGCCGCGCCTATCCCTTCTGCCTCGTAGGTCTTCTGGATGAGGTCCTGTGTCACCTTCCCGAAGACATCGTCGAAGACCTTGATCTTGATGACCGAGTCCCGGCCGTCGACGCCCTTCGTCTTGACCTTGAGGTTCAACTTCTCCGAGGAGAGGGATCTGATGAGCTCGAAGAACCTGCCGATCGCCAGCGATTGCTGCTCGCCGAAGTTCGTCGATGCGTCATCCGTGGCATGCTGGGAGCACGGGCACAGGGGGTCGAGACAGAGATGCGGCTCCTCGAGCAGGACCTTACCGGTGCTCTGGCTCGCCTGATCGATCTGAGGGAGGGTCGTAAGGCTCACAGGGACGAAGCGGTCACCGATGCGCACCTGCTTGCCTGCATGTGTCTCCCACTCCTGGAGGAACAGGTCGAGATCGACCTCGACCGGCGCTGCGCCGCAAGGCGGTGATATGAGGTAGGCCAGCAGCATACCGACGGCGTTCTGTGAGGACTCACCGGCGTTCACAGACGTACCGAGCGATGTCTTCGCACCACCCAGAGCCTGCTCGACCATATGGTAGGCCCTCAGCGAGGCGGGCTCGTCCAGCTTGAACGGCCAGTCCGTATCCTCGAGCTGCGCCAGCTCGAACCGCTCGATGAGGGGACCGTACTCGTCTATGTGCCCGGCCGTCATCTCGACTATCTGTGCGAGCGCATACGGGTCCGAGCCCCTGACATCGTACGAGCCGGCGTCTTCGGGCCCGACCTCGTAGACGGTGTCGGCTTGATGCGCCCAGCGTCCTGGATAGACCTCGACATAACCTTGCTTCACAAGGTATTCGGCTACCTGGATCTCACCAGCATCGGTCCTGCCGCTGGCGGTGACTATCCGGGCCCCGGCCTGTGTCGCCGCCTGGATCTCCTGGCGGATGCTGTCGATGCTGGCGCCATCAGCACTTATGTAAACGGTGTCATAGGCCATGTACGAACCAGAGTTCGCCAGTTCGCCGAAATCACGCGCATACACACCGCGACCGATGAACTTAGTCGCTATGTCGGCTCTCTCCTGGTCCTGGGACACGGTCTCGCTGTCTGCGGTGAGGAGGACACGATCGCGAGCCGGCCTGCGCAGGAACCCGGTGGCCTGTTCGTCACCGACACGCTTCATCCAGCGAGCGGTCGCGGCGACAGCCGGGTCGATATGCGACCAGATGTACTCTGCCGTATCGGTGATCTCCTCATTACGCTTGATCGTATAGATGAGACTGATCACCTTCTGGACGGTGCTCTCGGCCATATCGGGACGAAGCTGCAGGCGCTTCCGGCCGGTGAACGAGGTCGCCAAAGCGACAAGGGCCGAGAAGCCCGGATGGTCGATCAGGGCATAGAACGCTTCCCGCTGGTGGGTGGACTCCTCGGTCGCGTTCGTTACACGGGTGATCGAAGCGCTGAGGGTCTCTGTGGCCGCCCCGTAAGAGAAGTCCTCGCTATCGACCGAGTTGGACAATGCTCGCGTCCTCAGCGACATGGCGATACGCGGATGGGCCTTGAGCCAGGCCCATATAGCATTAGGATCGCCGACGTTCTCCGGCCCGAGTAGAGCGGCTTGGCTGATGACGACATCGCCACGGCCGGTGTAGACAGTGACAGAGAAATCAGGGTCACTGAGTACCCTGGCGATGAATCCCGGCATCCTGCCGAACCGCTCGGCAGACATCTGACCGAACAGCAGGTCACCGACCATGCGAAGGTCGGAGTGGATACCACTGTTATGCAGCTCGTTCACTGCGGAGTAAAGGTAGTTGACCGCGGCCTCCTGCTGCGCCTTCTCGGTCGAGGCGTAAGACGGGTCCACCGTGGAGAGGATCGCGTCGGCGAGCATCCACTCTCCGATATCGACGAGCATCCACGGACTCCTCGCCACGGTCTTCAGATAGGTCAGGATCACATCACCTTTGTGCCTCTTCTCCGCGGTATCGACCTCTGCCGACCACTTCTTCCAGGTGTCTTTCGCAGACTGTCTGAACTGGCGCGTGGCGCTGTCTACGCGCCGTCGTATCGTAGCGTGTCCGAGATCGTTCCCGAACCGGTCACCGTATTGACCCAGGGGCGGCGCGATGAGCTCCGCTGGTACCTGGTACTGATCGAAGATCTGCATACCGAGCGGGTGGTTCCTGACGAGGCTGGCGAGCCTTCTCTCCTTCTCGTCCATGGAGAGGTCTTCGTTGAAGAGGATCTCCTCGAAGTCCCGCTTCCCGTCTTTGTAGCGGGCGATGAGGACTCTCCATAGGACAGAAGACGAGGCTAGCGCATCCATCTCCCTCTCCGCTGCGGACGCTGCGGCCTCAGCCGACTTTATGCGCCCACGAGCGAACTCTGATTCGAGCAACTCCTCCTGCTCGAACAGGCGCGACAACCTCGCACGTGCGACCATCTCGTAGAAGATGGAGGCGATCTCTTTCGCGCTTCTTGCGTTCGCGAACCTGTTCGCTATCTTGTTCCTCGGTTCACCGGTGACCGGGTCTTTCAGGAAGTCGTTCGGCGAGATGACACCGATCGCCTCGAGGAACGGCCCACCGAACAGGTAGAAGACCTCTATCGCGTTCATCACGTCTCGCTGGTCGGCCTCGCCCTGGGCAAGCTTCGTGATGGCCTCGGCGATGATGCTCCTGCCATTCGGCCCTATCATCCTGTCGAAGATGCCAGGACCGTTACCCCGGTCCGGTCGCTTTATGAGTATGTTGCTCAGTTGCGCGGCGCTCGAGGTCCGGAGATCAGCGAGCCCCATGATGAAGTCCTCGACGGTATCGTAGACCCGATCGCCCTGGCGCGAGGCCCGGAGCTTGTTGAAGCGCACGAACTCCGCCAATGTCGCGTCGGACCAGCCCCGAGGCGCCCGGTTCCCGAAGAGGGCCTTCATCGTATACCCGCTGTTCATCAGGAAGAAGGCGGTCCGGAAGTCATCGTCCTGCTCCTGCTGCTCGACGTTGTCCACATCGGTCTGCCTGATGTACCTGACGACGATGTCCTCGTATTCCGAAAGCGAGCCATCGAGGTTCACCAGTGAGGCAGCCTGCTGGAAGGCGAAGGCGACCTCATCCCATACCTCGATGAACGTCTGCTTCCAGTCGAGCCAGGGCACCCCGGAGTCCGGTGTCGCCATCCCGCGTCGGCCGAGGTTCTCCAGTGCGACGGTCCTGGCTTGCGTAGACACGTTCTCGGCGGACTCATCGAGGACCTCGACACCGCTCATCGCCATGGCGAAAAGGTCTTCGGCGGAGTTGCCGCCGAGAGCGAAGGCCTGCCCCCCGACGAGGTCCGCACGCTTCCGGATGTTCTTACCGAGACCGAGCATCCGGAAGGGAGCGTTCCTTCCGCTGACAGAGGTGATCGGCGCGTTCTGTGACGCGAGCAGGTCGTAGATGTTCGCCATGTTCTGCGCCGGAGTGGCGAGATGGTCGAAAGTCAGGACGCCATCGAACGCCTTCTTCGGCCTCGGCCTGACATAGTCGCTCTCGGTCGGGTCCCACCCGGCATACCCCTGGATCACGACGGTCGCCACCCTGATCGCCTTGTTCTGCCGGTAGAGCTTCATGATGATCTGGGAGACCATCTCCTCCTGTTCCGCCATCGACAGCCTCGTGTCTCCACGACCGCGTGCGACCATGCGTATCAGACGCATCAGTTCCGTCAGCGACTTCGTCACGTCCCCCTCCATGCCGGAGGTGAGTCGCTCGGCCATCCTCTGCACGAGATCGCCGGTGAGGTTCGGCTTCTTCCCGTTCACGGACAGCCCGCGGAGTAACTTCCTGAGTATCGTGGCTGTCTGGTCCGAATCCGGCGCCCACCTGACACCCGCGAAGAACTCCTCGTCGATCTTCAGGTCTCCACCGACACCGACCAGATAGTCGATCGGGCCTTTCGTACCGGCCCAGGCGGCCGGCAGGAACGAGACGAGCATCGTGTCCCCGTCGAAGTCGGCGCCGAACTTACCGACGATCATCGGGTTGACCTTGATGTCCGGTCCACGATGGGCCCTTATGACGCGCCGGTGTGTCGATGACTCTTCGACAGCAGGACCACGTTCCACCAGCCCATAGACCCTGTTCTCGCTGAAGTATTCGATGAACGCATCAGCAGCGGCCTCGGGGTCCTGTAGCAACCTCTCCATATCGTACTTCCCAGCAGCCTCGAGCAACTCTCGCAGGTAGGACTCGGGATTCAGCAGCATCTGGTAGAGATAGATGACCGAGCAGCTGGCCTCGTCGATACCGAGTTCCGGGTCACCGGTGATCTGCTTCCTGACCGCTGAACCGGGGTGCATCTTCTTCAGCTGCGCCTTGACCCGCCCCTTGGCAGCTACCCGCCTGGCTGGGAATGTCTCGTTGAGCATGCCTGAAGGCTTGCCTGACGATGTCTTCTCCGTGTCGACGACACCGTAGGGCGGAGGCTGGACCGACCTTTCGTTCGGGTCGAGGGAGACCCCATGCTTCTGCGCATAGGCGAGCGCAGCATCAGGCGCCATACCTGACACCTTCGACTTCTGGGGTCTGGAGCCAGCAGCAGGTTCGGTCTCAGGAGCCACCGGTGCAGGCTGGGACCCTGTGGCGGCGGGCATCTCCTCGGCCGCTCTCGGGGCCTGGCCCTCGAGGACATCGAGTGGGCCGGTCGGAGCAGCGGGCGATGCCGGTCGTGTGGCGGCCGGCTGAGCCGCAGCACCGCCCCACAACCGCTCGACAGCACGCTCCAGCGGGTCCCGTTCT